CCTCATACTATTCGTCCAGTAAAAAAGCGGTGCATGACGCACCGCTTTTCCTGTTGTTCCATGGGTAAGTTGTTTCCTTGCCACATAGCATAAACTGCACCCGGCGGGAATCGAACCCGATTAGGCTACCTAAAATGCGCTATTTTAGTGCGTTTCAAATCTCGAGTAATCAACGAGTAATCAAAAGTAATCAGCTAATTTTCCCTGCAAGTTGAATCACTTCGGCTTTCTTTGACATTGACGATACATCATATGTATAATTTTTCTCATTCACCTCTTCGGTGTGTCCCAGTAAAGCTGCAGCAACTGTTGCAGGTACTCCATTACACCTAAGATTCGAATTCAATGTTCTTCGTATCGCATGAATACTTTTTTCGTTCACAAACTCTTTTGTCTCTGTTTTTGTTCGGACGCATTGGGAAATCATCCTTGTGTGGATTCTTCCGTCCTCATTACAAAACACAAATTCACCAAGAAATCCAAGACGTTTTTCCTCTTCCATCGTTTTTCTAAGAATTTTTTCCATATCGCCAGTTAGTGGAATGACTCTTACAAGATTATTCTTTGTGCCCGATATGTAAAATTCATGGTTTTTCCGGTTGTACTTTTCAGATCTTTGAATAGTGATTGTTCGATTCTGAAAATCAATATCTTTCCACATCAACCCGGCAAGCTCCCCGACTCTCATACCGGTAAACAAAGACAGCTCTACAGCATACGAAGCTATGTAAGATTTGCAGTCTTTTGCAGTGTCAGACAACTTTTGCAATAAAGCCTTCCGTTCTTCTACGGATAATGTGCGTTCTTCTGCGGTTTTGATCTTTGACTCTTTGCAACCTTTCCGATATATTGGCACATCAATATACTTACATGGATTATCATCAACGACTTTATCCTTTATAGACTTTTCAAACACCGCATTCAGGTATCCGATCATCACCTTAAATGCTCTGTATGGAATATCTTTTCGTTTTAACAAACGATTTATGTATTCGGCAATCTTACCGTCCGTAATTTGCCGCAATGGCATATCTTCGATTTCATCACCTTTAAAAAATCTTCTATAATCAGATTCGTATTTTGCAACTGTATTATCAGACCGACCACATATTTTTTGACGTTCTACCCATATAAAGAACCTTTCCTTAAATGTATCTTTTTTATCAGATTCAATATAATCAATAATTACAGTCTCGAGATCTTCTTTATTCTTTTTCTTTATAAGTTTTCTTCCGGATTCCTTTGGAATATATGTTCTCCAATATCCGTCTTTCCCTTGCCATATATTGTATGGATGTTTACTTAAAATTTCCTTTCTCTTCTGCATATTCGCTTGTTTCTGCACAAGTGCTACGTTGATAATACCATTATCCAACGCGTATTTCAACAACTCCCGATCTGAAATTTTCTCCATTCACGATCACCCTCCGGAAATAAAAAATAAATCGCTCCGCTTCCGGCGGCTCTTTCGTATATTAAAACTTGTACTATCCTATCATTTGTATTTTACGCAACATTCGCCATCTTCCGGTCTGCCAAGATATCGTCACAGATGTAATATTTTTCCGTGACTGCTGTGTTTGCATGCCCCAGTCTGTGCGATACATATAAAATATCCTTTGTTCGGAGATATTCCCTAGATGCAAACGTCTTACGATAGACATGCACTGTGGCAACATTCCGGCATCCGGCACGCTCTGCGATCTCTTTCGCGATTTCTTCGATTGTTGCCTTACACAGTGGTTTCCCGGTTTCCACATTCCGGCTATTTAAAAAGATATACCCTTCTGTCCTGCCGCTCACATACTGTTCCAAGGCCACACGGCAATCCGGTGTCATAAAGCAAGTACGCCATTTACTGCTCTTTTCTCCGTAAATCTGGATTTCCCCACGTTCAAAGTCCAGATTCTCGATTTTGAGATTGCAGATTTCGCCAACTCTCGGGCCTGCACTAAGCATCAATTCCAAAAGTGCCTTTTCACGCAAAGTCTTTAAGACATTCTTGCATTTAGACACTTCATAATCAGATAAGCGTTTCTTACGCTTCTGCGGGATTTTGATCTTGTCAATATCCCAGTATATGTCCTTGTCGATATGGTGTTTCCGGTACGCCCACTTGACAAATGCGGATAAACATTTCTGAATATTTCCGGCGTATGACTTCGAGATCTTGTCCCGATACTGCCTTATGGCAATATAATCCATTACGTCCTGTCCGGTCATAACGGCATAATGAAGTCCGGTTTCATTAAAGAATTTCTTTAATGTGTACAGGTACATTTCAATCGTTTTCTCTTTCCTGCCGACTGCGATCAGATCAACGTGATATCTGCCGAGAATCCATTCATTATCCCTTACGTCCGTGGTTGGCAGCGTTTCGTCCGGCGCCAAATGAAAACCTTTCATGCGATACGCAAGTGCCATCTTTAATCTCTCTGTCCCTTCGGCATCCAGATAACCAGCCATGTCGTATATTAAGTTGTTTGTAAATTCTCCCTTTGTCATAATAGCCCTCCAATTAGTCTTTACTACGGTGCGTGCGAGTGCTATAATGACAATAGGTTGAGAGTCTTAGCACTCTGGAGCCGGGCATTGCAGTGTCCGGCTCTTATTTTTTTAATCTTGTGGATTTACAATTTCATACACAATATCATTTCGATAATTGCCTTTAGCGTCTCTGATGGAATCCTTAAAAATATGTTTATTCCCATTGTGTCTTTCGCAGAAAGCATCATATCCTCTTTCCGCCGGATTTCCGCCGATCATACGCCATTCCACTCTATGTAATGTGGATACAAGTTCTTCCAATTTTTCAAATACATCTCTGCCGATAATTGGATTTCCCCGGTCAAAAGACATAAGGCCAAAATTGTATGCAGAGGAACAATAATAATCAACTTGATAAGAAAGGAACCCTATCAGTTTATTTCCACTTACAATCGCATAATCAAATCGTCCTGCGCTTGGAATATCTTCAATTTCCGGGCGCCACTGCTCTAGGCAACCCGTTTCAAATAGCATATCTTCTGTGTAATACAATTTTTGAAATTCTTTTGTAATCTGTTCTTTATATAAAACTGCTGGCACTAACATCTGCAATCACTTCCTTTCCTTGCATCCTCTGCCACGTTCATGCTTAAATATTTCTTACATGCTTTCTGACTTGCTTGCCGGTATGAGGAATGTTGCGCCATGTACCTACTTCCCCGGCGGTTGTTGTGCATATAATATCCAGTATTTGCGCAGTCACAATTCCCTCTGTATCGCAATACACCGTCTATAACATAAAAGGAAAAGTGACTGCACGAACCGCACCGGCCAGTATAATCTTTTAACGGTTTCGGCATATTTAATCTCCTATGCAAACCGGAGCTGTCCGGTCTGTTTAAAACAAACATATCTGCTGTTCATCGTAGTAATATTTCTTTCTTACCGGTACATACCCACCGTAAAATATCCGCTTAACACGATCTCTCTGTTTCAGATTCGCCATGTAATTCATATCAACTTCTGGTGGTATTGATAAGTAGTATTCTTCCGGCAATGTGATCTGATTTTCTTCACAGATTTTCCGGATCTGCTCCTGTGCATAAATAATATGGTTCCGCGTCAGGTTCATGTTGCAACCATCAGACCAGAACGGATCATTGCAACCATTCTGGTTTATGTCCTTCCATTGGCCTATTTCTTTCCGGATCTGCTCACTATATGACTTTACTTTTTTCTCCGGCGTTTCTTCTTTCATGACGGTATCTCCATAAAATCAAACAATGTCGGCTCGTCCACTTCATTCTCCGCTGCCTGCAAATAGCCGACACCATCCCGGAAGTAATCCGGATTCAGCTCGCATCCTTTACCATTCCGGTGCATCTTAACCGCTGTCATTGGAACTGTCATAAGACCACCAAACGGATCATAGACCGTATCACCCTCATTGCTATATCTGTTGATGATTCTCTCCACGATATCCAACTGTAACGGGCATACGTGCATCTGAGCGCGTCTGCGGCTCTGCGTAGTGTTAAGGGTTCGCATCCGGTTGATATCATCCCACACTTCCAGCTGATTCCATGATCCCGGTGCAACAACCATAAATGTTGCCGGGAGCTTTCCGTCCTTATCCAGATCTTCCGCAAGTTTTACATGTTCCTCATAGTTGTATACGTTGCCGCGGCTGTATTCCCTGTACACCTGCTGTAAACTATCAACCGGGAAATCCTTTAGTTCTTCCTTGCTTACCAGCCTGTTTCCGGATGATCTCCAATAACCATGTGCATCAATCTGCCACTGTGCCCGGGTGTAATCCTCTTTCGATTTCTTAACCGGATCATCCGCGTATGCCGTAGATCTGTCTGTAGGCAGCTTTCTGAAAAGCAGGATATATTCCGGACACCCTACGCCCATCTTTGATCCGTCCTTGCACTGCTCTGTCCAGCCAAGGCGGTATGTCTGGTTATTTTCACGAACCACATCCGTTACAACAGTGATCATGCCGAAATATTGAAAACCATGCTTCATGTAATGGCTGATGCACTGCGCGTGGAATGGTTCGATAGTTGGCATTCCGGTACCAGTCGCATTACCAAACAACACACGATCTTTTACATGGATTGCAGCCACGCGCCCAGGCTTAAGCACCCGGAACAGTTCTGGTGTGAGAAAATCCATCTGTTCAAAGAACCGGTCCGTGTTCTGGTTATGCCCGAAATCGTTATAATTGGCACTGTACTCGTAATGGTTACCGAATGGAATCGAGGTATGTATCAGATCGATGCTGTTTGTTTCCATTGCCCGGGTTTCCTCTACACAATCCCCATATACCGCTTCATAATGGTTTCCTCTCACTGTTCTCTCTTCTCTGCTACCTTCCACGCCCATCTTCCTTTCTAACCGCTGTGTCTTATTTTCCGAGTTAAGACCATACTTCTTTACAATCTCGATCATCTTTGCAACCATGTGATTGTGATTCTTCCATTTTTCAAGCAATGCTTCCTTAATCTGCCGCTCGTTCTCCATGTAGATAATGTCGATCACAACCGGTTCTTTCTGTAAAAATCTGTAACACCGATGTACCGCCTGAATAAAATCGTTGAACTCATAATCAATTCCAAGGAATATCTCCCTGTGGCAATATCTCTGAAAGTTACATCCGGATCCGGACAATGATTTCTTCGTAGCAAACAACTTTGTCCGTCCATTCGAAAAATCAATTACCCTCTGCTCGCGCAGATCATAATCCATCGATCCGTAGATATCTACCACATCCGGCAACGCTTTCTTGATTGCATGCCGTTCATTTTCCAGATCATGCCACAACAAGAAATGATCATCCGGCGATTCTTCCACAATCCTTTTCATTTCTGTTGCACGGCGGTCAATGCTTTCTCTTTTAACTGCCGCAGCTTCTTTCAATCCCTCGGCAGCTTCCTGAAATAACTGCATCTGGCCGTCCCGATCTGCAGTATCGCCATAATGCACCGGCAATTCATGCCATCTTACATCAAGTGGCGGCAGATCATATCCCTCATCGGAATATACCGGATTGAGATCTGAAGGTTTCGTGATAAAAAGTGCCCAACTGCTTACCCACATCCAAAATTCATCTTCCATGTTTGGATATAAGGTCAGATTGTTTGCTTTGGTGCTGTCTCTCTGGAAGAACCGCGTCAATGCCTGCCCGGTATCCATCACTTCCAAATATCCGGCATAATGGATCAGCTCTTTGTATTTGTTTGGTGATGGTGTAGCCGTGGCTACCAGCTTATACGGAACATTTTTAAATTTATCTAAAAACGTCTGATAAGTTTTACTTCCGAAACTTCTTAAAACACTGGCTTCGTCGAGTGATGTTGCTGCAAAGTAATCTGGCCGGATATCCCCATCCCGTACACGCTCATAATTTGTTAATACAATCTGGCTTGTGCTCTGCTCCACCTCTTCCATCGTCCGGCAATACTCCGGTTTCTCATATCCAAGCACTTCCACTGCGTCATGCGTGAACTCCTGCTTCACTCCAAGCGGCAACACGATCAACGCACGTCCGCCGCTATGCTCTGCCGCCAAGTGGCAGAATTCAATTTCCTGCACGGTCTTTCCAAGTCCGAAACTTTCAAACAGTGCACGCCTGCCACCTTTCAGCGCCCACACCACAGCATCTCTCTGATGTGGCTTCAATACCTTATTTACTTTTTCTGGCTTTACAACAAACCCGCTGTCTGTAGCCAGCTCAATTTTTGTTTCTAAGAATTCTCTATATGTCATTTTTTGAAAGGAACCCGGCGCGCCTTTTATCCGGATAGGTTCCGGCTCCTTTCTTAATTCTCAATAAACTCGTCTATTGTCATTTGGTAATATGTCTTCTGTTTCCTATTCATTTCATTGCAAAATGCATGATATTCTCTTGTATATTCATAACTATCTTTAAATACATTACATACGGCTGTGTGCAAATTTGGCTCATGCTGTTTCAGCACTTCAAGTTCAAATTCAAGGTTTCGCCCACAAGGACAACCACAGCAACCGGTTCTTTTCAAGCCGTATTCTGTGTAGCATCTGCTATGTTCAATGCCGTAATGCTGTTCATAACATTTCTTGTCATCATTCGTGTACCAGAATAAAGGTCTGTATTCGTCTGTATCTCCGTCTTTTTGACTATAGCAATTCTTGTAAGATGCCGCCCTTGCACCGCCCTCTGCTTTCCGTATGCCGGTAATCATCAGATCACACTTTATTCTGTGGGAAATATCTTTCTTTGCCTTTTCGCAACATTTATTTGATATTCGGAATGTTGGCGGGTTTGCAATCAAAAATTCCTTGAGCCATTTATTCCAACTGATATTATTTCTTTTGCCCGGTTTCAAATTGCACCACCACATTAAAGCTGATTTGCATTTCGGATATTCTGCATACAATTCCTCAAATGGTTTATCTTCCCACTTAAAATTATGTTTCTGCAATCTGCTTATAAACTCGCTTACGGTTTTGCTCAAGAACGGTTGTCCGTATGTCGTACAGGCTTTTGGAATCGTCATTCCGTGTTGCCATGCTTCGAATATTTCAATCTTTATTCCATATTTTTCTTCTAAGTATTTGATGTGTTCCTTTGTTGCTCCGTATTCCAGTCCGGTATTAAAGCATACATATCGGATTTTGTGGCAAATATCTACTTTAACGCATATATCAACCATAATGTCGCTATCAGAACCACCGGAGACAGAACACACTATTGTTTCATAGTTTTTGTTATTAATGATGTTCCATGCCCGAATCAGATTATCTCCAATCGTCTGATTCTTAGGAACATTAGAAAGTAATTCATCAAGAGAATGTGTTGTGTTTGGATTTGGAGTATAGCCACTATCCAAACCAGATTACGCACAAGCATAATTCTCGACCTCTCGACTACGATTAGAACATCATGTGTTCCCCAAGTGCTTCGGTCTTAACAATCGCAAACTCTCTATCATGTGAAAATTATGTGAGTGCAGGTTCCATTCTGTTTTTCATCATTCTCTTGATATATCGCTTTTCAGCTTTTGTGTGTTGAATTTCTGATCTCAAAAATGCGATCTCATTCTTGTTTTTACAATCAATAGCATATTGCAACATACATTCATATTCTGCAATTGCATCGTTACAATCATCTATATCCTGTTGCGAATACTCTTTCGGTGGTTGGCATACAGAATCGAGAAATTGCAAGATGAAATTATCTCGTCTGTATGCCATATCTGTACTATTCGCCATACCATCACCCTTTCTTCTTACTGCGTTTCTGCTTAAACTTAAAAACATCATTCTTCTGACGGCTTACCATGCTACGATAGCCGTTCATTTTACTTGCTCTGCTTTTTGCCATCTGCGCCACCTACCCTTTCAAAATAGAACTTTATAGGTTCTCTATTTTCCTTTACCATGCCATACCGCAAGGCTATATTGTATGTACACACATCTCTTTTCAGCCTATCTGGTATCTTCTGTAACTCCTCTCTGAATGTTTCCAAATCCATTGTTGACTTGTAGCGATTGCATGACCCGCAAGACGGCATCAGATTGCTTATATCGTGTACGTCAATCCCGGTAAATTCTTCGGTGTACTCATAATTTCTAAGGCAATGCAAATGGTCTACGTTGAAGCCTTTCTCCGGTATTTCACAGCCACAGTAAGCGCAATGACCGTTGTATTTTTGGTACACCAATTTTCTAACAGATTTAGGAATCGGTTTTCGCATCTACACCGCCACCTTTCACAATCTCAACTGCATCCACATCATCTCCACTTCTTGATAACTTCAACTCTGTTCCATCAATATTCCCCGCAAGTTTGTTCTGGCAGTGACACAACAGCGTATCCAGCTCCTTAGCATCTGTTATCTTTGCCACCCTTATGTAATCAAGCACTCTATCCACACTTTCCATTCTGTACTTGACTATCATTTTGTTATATGCGGTTCTTATGCTTTCAATTTCCTGCTCATGATGTCTGATTTCTGCTAATTTTGCCTTACAAAAATTATAGTCGCTTACAAGTTTATCTTTTCTGTGCTCTGCAACTTCTTCCATTGTATAACCTTTTATTTTGTTCATTCTTCATCATCTCCAAAACTAAATTCAATCTCGTCACTCGAATCGACACATAACTGTTCGCACTTGGCTCTTGTGGATGTACCACCGGAATGACTGGTGGCTAAAAGAAACAATTTTTGAACGATATTGAAATATGACATTCTGTAACGAAACTTTTCATCTTCACACAGTTCTTTAATGGCATCTTCGCCATGCACATATTCGTACCATTCCTCGAACTTACCAACCAGTTCCCGCATAAGGCTGATACAATATTTCAAGATATGCTTTTCATCGTGACTTTCCAACTCTTTATCATCTTTCTGCTTTTCCACCGCTTCCCGGCATTCTTCCGGCGTGCCGATTGCCCGGTACTGCTCGATTTCTTCAAGTGCATTGACTGCCATTTCAATCTCTTCTGGAAATGATGTTCCACTCTGTGCTCTGTAGCATTTCAAACATTCTATTGCTTCATTCTCTGTCATTCCCACACCTCCAACAGTTCTGGGTTGTCAAATATGTTGCCAATAACCTCTGCATTAACCATATTTGTCCAATAACCTAAATCTTTTCTGTATCTTTTAGTATACTTGCCTGACCAGTCTACATAAAATCCGACATGTTCAGTTTTGGTGCTATCAAAGCAACTCTGATAACTGCCGTATTTGATTTGTGCACAAGCATCACTAAATAAGTCTTTTACAATATCATTCTCCCAAATCAGATTGCCGTTCTTGTCTTTTAAGCCGGTACATTGGCAGATAGTAGATGCATCTACAACACAACGACAGAAGAAACCCAAACTATCCTTTGCGTAGAAATAATAACTTTCGTTGCCCTTTTTTCGTGCAAATGGGTATGACAGATATCCTTCCACCCATTCGCCATTATCAATCCGCTTTCCGCGGAATAAATATCTATCTCCCATCATTTCTCCTTTCGTTCATCTTTTTCAGCTCTTTGCTGATATCTTTTAGGTCGTAATCAATATTAACCAGCCGACCCCATATAAATAAGGTTGATAATGCAAGCAAAACTCCCATTTTTTACCCCACCTTCTTTCCTGTAACAATGTCCCAATGCTCATCCTCAATGAACTGATTTCGGATGATCTCGTCCGTCAGATAGTGATTCTTGCTCTTTGGCTGTTTTCTCCAATAGGAATCAATGTAATACGCAACCCACTTCATAAATTCCTCGATCTTGGCATTCGAGAATCGATATGACTCTTTCAATGTCGGGATTGTCAGGTACATCGTGGATGCAAGCGCGCTCTCAATGTTCCGATCGGCTCCAAGCACCGCGCGCCCCTTCTGTATGTCTGCCATGTACAATTTCTGTGGCATCGGAATCGACTTCACCCACTTGATCACATCAATTTTCTTTTTCATGCAATACTGCATCATGCTTTCGTTTGTGACTTCTTCGTTATCATCGTCCTGCCATGCCATCCGGCGTTCCACTGTCTTACTGTAAAAATTCGTAACCTGCTTAAATGTCATATCAAACTTGTCATACAAGATCGCTGTAAATATATATCCCATGTGATTCGCAACATTATCTCCAAGGCGTGCCTTTGCAAGTTCCTTGCGGTATACGCTCATCGGTATCAGTTGCTCCCTTTGTGTTACTCCGTGCATTACTTCTCCTTTCTGGTATCTCGCCACTTTCTCATTACCCATCCAAAAGCTTTTGCAGCATATCTTCCTGGTGCTGCTCTGCGATATGATCCCGCACGCTTTCTTCCGGGAATGCGATCTGGTAGGTTCGCTCCTTGATCCGGTTCGTGATGCGGTCATCATATTGCAAAGTCTCCAAGGACTCATTGCTGGTAAAAATCGTCACGCGCTTGTTGATATACCTTTCATTGATGATCTGGTACAGCTTGTCGTTGATCCATGCAGCCGGTGCTTCTACTCCGAAATCATCGATAATCAGCACATCCGCCGCACTAAGCGCACCCAGTAACCGGCTCTCACTGTATTCCGCATCCCGCCGCCATGTATTTTTAATCTCCTGCAGGATTGTTAAGGACACCGCGAACTTGACCGCATAATTTTTCATCAGCTCGTTGGCGATTCCGGCGGCAATCCGGGTTTTCCCGCTCCCTTTCGTCCGGGACCAGATAAACAAACCCATGCCCTGCTCCTTCTGGTGTTCAAAATCACTGAGATAGGCTTTTACTATCCGGCAGGCACCCGCCACTTTCTTTTTGCTGTCCGGCTGCCGGTACACATCCACCCGGAAGGTTTTCAAATCCATTCCCCGGAACGCTTCCGGGATATCTGCAAAGCGCAGCCGCCGCGACATGATTGCACGTTCCCGGCACTTGCACGGTGTGGCTGTTTCAATGCCGTTCTTTTCCGTTAAAATCCACTCGCTGCCATTACAAATCGGGCAAACATCAGAATCCTTCGAACTCTCCGGAGATTCCGCGTTCTTCGAGCAGCTCGTTGAGCGATTTCTCATGCGTTCCAGCATCTCGTTTATCATTTTTTTCGTCTGTTGGTCCATCGTCAGCTCCTTTCACGTAAGTCATAAACAGGTTTTCTTTCAAAAAGTTTTCGGGATTCTTGATATACCGAACCGGCGTCTTTTTCTTCCGGCAGGCAACTGCATAATTTCTTGCCGCGGTGATCAGATCCTCTTCCGGCACCCCAGCGGCTACCGCATTGCAGTATTCCGTCTCTGCCAGATATCCAGTACAGGCTTTCGGGTAGGCTGCAACAAAATCTGCAAACCGTTCCACTGGGGAACTTTCTTTTGTATTTTCTTTCTCTATATCTGTATCTATCTCTATATCTTTCTCTATCTCTACATTGCATTTTTGTTGCAAATTGTTGCTCACTGTTGCTCCACTGTTGCATTGCAACGCTTTTTGTGCATTTTCCCTAGATTTCCGACTTCTACGAGTGCTTGCCGTCTCGCTTCCTAAGTTATCTTGCACAAAAGGAAGTAGGTACTCGATGTTGTCCGATGTCTCCATAAGTCCGCACGACAGAAGGTATAGAATCGTTGCTTGAACATTAACTTCATCCTCGTCAATGTCAAGTGCGATCTCTTTGTAAAATTCATCTTCAAGACCAGAGTATTCCAAATAGCCGCCTTTTTTCAGAGACAATAGCTGCATTTTGAGATAGATAATCGTATATGTATCACCACCGGCCATCTTTCGGAGTTTCTTGATTCGTTTACTATCAAAAAAATCATCCATCAGCTTAAGCCAGTAATATCGCTTATTCTCTGCCATTCGAACCACCTTCTCCATGAAGCAAATCCATAAATTTTTCATACTGTTTCTGTGATACTGAATTATTGGCTTTCTCCGGCTTCAAGCGGATTTCAAGGTGCTTTTCAGCGATATGCGATAATTCCTTGGCAAGGCTCTTTTTGCCCTGCTTAATGCCATCATAGTAGCCTTTTGCCGGGCGGTAATCATCAATCTTGGCTTTACCCTCACCCTGCGAACCACTTGTCTTATTCCGAAGCTGGTATCCATAATCGGCATATGCCTTGATATAATGCTGTTCCTGTTCGTCAAGTTCGGATGCCGGGAAATGTAAAAATCCGACTCTCCAACCGAAAGGGTTATCATCTGAATACAATCCATGCTTTTTGAGCGAAAGGTCTATATGCTGATACCCTACAAGATGCTGTGCAAGCCTTGTCAGAATATGTACCGCCTGTCCGATATACGCATACCGAAAACCATTTTCATCCGTTCGCGTGAGAAAGTAGATTCCGCTTTTATCGTCAAGGTCTGGATTTAAGGCAAGCCACTTCTTCTCATTCTTGGCTTCAATAGCTTTCGCCTTTGCAATATTTTTGTAAGACATTACTGCCCCACCTTTCCCATGCTCATCATTGCCACGAACTTTCCGTAACTCATCCCTGCGGCACGCGCCATGTGGTTCACAGTCTTGATTACATCATTCTTTTTCTTTGGTTTTTCCGTGTGCTCTTTAATGGCGTCGCTCATACAATCCTGGCAATCTACCTTGTGTTCATCTATGGTCATAAAAATTCTGCCACATTTCGGGCATATTCTGGTATACACGATTTTTCCACGCTTTTTAAAATTTTTAAACTGTCCGAATCTGCTCGCGCATTTTGGTCTGCAGTATTTTTGATCTGGTCGCTTCGGTTCAAATTCAGCACCGCAATATTTGCATATTTTCAAAGCTTCATCCCCTTCCTAAAGGTTGGCGGCATATAGGGGATATACCGCCAAAACACGGCTTTCAATAATTTGTGATAACTTCGCCGAACAAAGGTTTCTTTTAGGCTTTCGCCTTGGTGTTGCAACCATCAGAACGGGCAAAGGTTCATATCAACCCCTAATCCTTTTTCTGCAATATAAACATTTGCTCCATATTTAACTGTTTCTTCTGTCTTTTGTTTGAATAGTGCGGGATCTCCGCTTTTATCTGATAAGTGAATTAGAACGACATTTCTCAATGCCGGGTTATCGTTAGTAGAAATAAATTTAAGTGCCGTATCAAGGCTCATATGACCTCGTAGGCGGTGTTCGTAGTTCGGATCGTCCCGATTAACAAATTGCATATCGTAGTTGGCTTCACATAAGATATGATTCACTCCATTAAACCGCCATCGGACATATTCGGTATCTGTGGCATACACCAAACTGCCTATATCCGGGTGTGTGATGTAAAATCCGTAGCAAGGACATTCTGAACCGTCTCCGTTGTTATGCAACCATCTGCCGGACTTATCCCGGTTTTCAAATGCTCGTATGCTAAAGCTTTCTTTCCCAAACTGTAGGATATTTCCGTCTATCAATTTGAACGGCTCCCACACTGGAATACCGGCTCTAACATACTGAAAGAAGTACTGATGATGGTCAGAATGGATATGGGTTGTGATTACTGCCTTAATCTTCATCACATTGAAATTCAATGCTTTCTTAACTTCCATGAATGGTAACCCTGCTTCGATTATCAATGCTTCGTTGTCATTCTCCAGAATGTAGCAGTTACCGGATGAACCGGAACCTAAAACTTTTAATTCCATAGGCTACTCCAATTCTTCCTCTGTCGGAAACTGAAAATATCCATTCAGATTGTTAAATTCTACCCGATCACAAGAATCTTTTACGATTACAGTTCCAAAACCGCCTTTCATTACGGTCTTTATTGTTTCATTGAAATCCTCTGGAATATCTGCATTTGTGATAAACTTGCCAGCATACGCAACTCTAAGCATTTCCATGGCTTTCTTCGCCTTTTCTTCTGCGGAATAGGTTGCAAGGACTGTATGGGTGTTATCCCCACTCATATAGCACATAACAGCCGAGCCACGACACCATACAGAACATATTTCATACGGTATATCAAACACGCCATCTTGCGATATAATTCTCATACAGACCTCCTAATCTTTCATAAAGTCCGGTACATCCACATCGCCACACGGGGCATTGTCGGCTTCGGTATGTTCCGGCTCGACTGCTGCACTTTCGCTTGAACAAGGTTCCGCCGTAACAAATGGCTCACTGTTGGCGTTCTCCGCAATATCACGCTTGACCTGTTTCTGTAAATCTTCCATCGGATATTCCTTGAAATCGCCATCCTCGATTTCTTCCTTGGTGTAAATTCCCATTGTCAGCTCCGGGCAATTAAGGCTAGAGAAAAATGATGCTGCTCTATAACGAAGCATTAACTGCGGCATTGTTTTCCACTTGCTACCATTCTTCTTCGTCCAGCCTTCGTCATCTGCCATCTGCATATTAACTTCCATGCCCTCAATTCTTCGACCATTTTTCATAGTCCACGCAGTACAAGAATAAGGTTTTCCGTTCTTGTCCTTGGTTTCGTCGTACTGCAACTCCATGTCGAATTTGTTGCTCGCATTGATAGACGCGATCAAAAACTTACTGCTCCAGCTTGGCTTGCCCTGTATCGGATAAAGGTTCTGCATAACCATAAGTGGGCTGATGTGCATTCTCTGCGCCTGCTCAATGGCGATCAAACAGTTAGATGGATTTTTCTGGTACGTCTGTGGAACTATTGTTGATTCGGCTAACGCTTTTGCCATCTGCATAGCCATGATGAAATTGTCGGATGTTCCGAAAATTCCAAGGCTGTAATCGGTAACCTTGTTGTTGTGTGTTGCAACCTCTGTCTTTTCTTCTGCCTTTACTAATTCTGTGTTCTCTGCCATAATTATTTTTCCTCGCTTTCTTTCCTTATTGCTTTTCTAAATGCTCCATTTTTAAGGAATTTCAAAACAAGATTGAGTTGCATATTTTTGAAAACCTCTATGTGCTTTGTACTGTGATACCACATTACCCATTCCTGTTTCAAAAGTTCCTCAATGCTTGTAATCTGCTCGCCCTCTGCGAATTTTCGCTGACTCAAAAGATATTCCCTGTGTTTTTGAATGTTCTCGCATTTTGCACACTCTTCGGAAGAATACCTTGAACAATGCTTTCCATTAAGGTTTACAGACAATGCACAATATCTACATGGATTAACTCTCATCGTCACCACCGCTTTCCGGTTCCTCATATTTCTTCACAACTGCCACCTTATCAGCACCATAGGTTTCCACCCACTTCATATCCACGGATGAATCCGTGACCGTCAGCTTTGCACCTTTGGCATTTACCACCGTGTCACCGGCTTTTACAGAATCATCGGTGCGGTATGTATAGCTTCTGGTGCTGTTTGGAAATTTTGCTTTGATATACTGCATTTATCATTCCTCCTCAATTTTCAAACCAAATGGAACATTTCCATTAATAATAGATTTCCAATGTGCAATAACATTTGGGTTAGCACTTGGATCGCATGGTTCCGTTGGAGCAAACATAAACCCGCTCTCCTGTTTCTTATTTTCCTCATCCCATTCTTTCTCGGTTCCAAAGCCAAGATGCTCATAGAATTTTGGGTTGTCCTCATATGTCGGGTATTCCGGATGTTGTTTCTGCCATTCCACAACGTCTACTTTAAACTTCTCCATATCAATAACCCATTTATCATGAGCAACCTTCCATTTTTCCACTTTATCGTTATTCTCGTTAATTTTGTTTTGAGCTTCTTTCTTGACAGATTCCCAAATTTTACTACTTATAGATATAAAAGAAGCTTTATACTGCGGATAAAGAAGATTGTCATAATCAAGAATTTTCAACCCTGTCTTATTGTTCTGAAAGTTCCACTCTCTAATAACCTGCCACATAATGCATCCGGCTTGAAATCCGGTAATTCCACCTGTCGGAGAATTGTCAACCGCACACATGGCTGCTATTCCTGCTGCTGCAACTGCGTGGCAAATAGTTCCATAATCATGCGAATAATCTTCTGTTAAATGCCTTACAAATTCCGGAAGTGTTTCCACAGTCTGTTTTTTCGCTTCTTTGTACCATTCATTCTGGATTTTCATTTCCTCTGTAATCTGCTGTTTCATCTTCTAAACCCTCTCTTTCCTTTATTTCTCATATCTTTCTCGCAATACGGAAGAGAACAATGTCCGTCTCTTCCCCAGAACCCCTTAGTTGCACTCTTCCAACGTTTACATGATATACACCGTGCATCCGGTTGCGTGATGTTGTTGCTTGTCCCTACTCTTGACATTCGGCACCCTCGCTTTCTTCATTTTTTATTGGCATATCCAATGTAACCGCAACATCTCTGATAAACTCGTCCGGAATATAGATCCCTGCCTGTACGCATATCGCATACTGTACCTTTGCAATACTTGTAATATCAGAACCTTGCTTTTCCATTGTCTTTGTCAGAACCTTAAGCAAATTAGCCACACCACCATGTGACTGTGGAGTTTTCCTTGCTGACATGCTCCGAATTTTTTGAATATCTGCTTTCATATTTTCCATGAATTTATTTCTCCTATTGTCGAACCATTTTTCAAACGCATTCCACAGTTCTAAGAAACAATCCGTTTTAAGTATTGCATCTTCGATGCTAGTGTATCTTTCCGAGAGAAACAGGCTTATTATCTGCCTTGCGTGCTTTTCAAAATATAATTCACAACTAGCTTTCAAAAAGTACCGATACCCGAAACCGCATCTGCCATTAAACCAAGAAAATGAGTACCATGTGTTACCTTGAAAATATGTATCGTATTTCGTATCCCACTTGGTAAACATGGGTTCTTCGCCCTTTCTATGCACCAAACGCATAACACATTTCTTGCGGAATACTTCTTCGCACATGGACTTGAATGTATCCATGCAGAACCTTTCAGTCCCAAGGTCAAGCGGTTCTCCTGCTTCCATGTATTTGTCAATGATTTCGATTGCCTTTGCATTTATTGGATAGTCCATATCACATAGCTTCAACTTTCAACTGTTTGTCCTCGGAAACGCTCAAAAGAATCAACTGTGCATCCATATCCGGCACATTGAACTCATTCAGCGATTCGGCGTTATCTATGAAAATCGGCACGCTCACACCGTACAATTCGCTTAACGAGCGGATAATATCAAGTCCGGCTACAATTCTGTGACCACTGTTCAAAGTCGAATACGGAACGCCATTTACAGTACACTCACAGCAATCTTTCATGCCGCCATTTAACTGCATTTCCCAGAGCCGGAAGTTTACTGTTTTAAATTTACTGTTGATGGATTCGGAAACCTTATTCAGCTTGAAGCGAATAAATTCTTCCAAGAGGTAAAGCATCTGTTCCTGATCCGCAACTTTCTGCCCGATTTCTTTCTGCTCGTCACGAAGCGTTTCGATACGATCATCAATCACCACATTGTTAGCCGCCTGCGCAATAACCTTGTTCACCTCGTCAAGCTGGCTCTGCAGATCGGCTTTCTCGGCTTTCAAATCAGTAACAACCCTGTCTGCGCCCTCGGATTCTAACTTGGCAATATCAGCAAGAATCTTGTCATGCTCTGCTTTCAGCTTCACATACTCTTCATTCTGCGTGTAATCAGCTTCACCTGGGATCTCGGACAACTGCTTTGCATATTCGTTCTGCTTTGCAAGTGCCTTGGATTCCTGCTCTTTGAGTGCCACAATATCTTCCTGCAATTTGGCGTTTTCCTTTGTCAATCGCTCAATATCAGCCTTGCAAGCGTTGCCCTTGTCAATCAGACCTTTAAGTTTTGCGCCCTTTGCATCATCAAATGCTTTGCGTGCATCCTCTAACTGCTTGGTGGCACGTGCCTTGGCATCTGCCTTTTTCTGCTCAAAATCAGCCTTTATCTGCTCAATCTTATCTTCTGGAAACTTCTGGCCGCATAAGGAACAAACCGTTGTGGACTCATCGAACGTCCACTTGGATTCGTCAAAGAGATATGGCATTTCATCAAATGCCTTGGGAAATTCTACATTGTATTCAACACCAAGATTTTTCCGCTCTGCATCTGTATCGGAAATTGTCTTCTCATTTGCCTTGATCTGATTTTCCGCAGACTGAATCTGATTATGTAAGTCATTGAACTCTCGTGTTGCATCATCCTTGGCACTGTCAAGACCTCTACGTTTTGCGGAAAGTTCGTCATTCATGACCTGCATAATGCCGGACATATCAAATTGCAACTGCATTTCTTTTCCACGGAGTCTGTCAATCTCGGTTCCGGCATTTTCCATACGATCGTCAACCGCTTCAATCTTCCGCTCCAGGTCAGCCTTTAACAACTCCTGCTCTGCCACATCCACATCAACCTTGGATTTCTCGGCTTCATCAACGCGCACCGGAATTTCAGCCTGCTTCTTCTTCCACTCGCTCAAAGCCTTGGAAAACTTGGCACGGATATCATCCGTTGACGGTGCTTTCTCAAGTTCTTCAATCAAACTTTCAGCATAAGCATTTTCATCGAACATTTCTTTTGCCAACTCCACATCTGAAACCTCTGTCGTAAGTTTCATCAGAATATCTCGCTGATCTTTCCATTTCAAAGAAGAGAAATACTGCGGATTGGTCAGCATCTTAAACATATCCTCGCTCTGTGCCAGATTTGAAACATAGGCTTTGAAATCAGCTTCACTCTTCGGATAACCGTCAATCTCAAACGAATTGACATTGCCCTGTAAAGTCACGGTGTCTGTTCCCCGCTTCTTAACCCAGTTCTGCTTCTGCACTTTGGAAAGCTCTACTTCCTTACCATCTACATCCAGAACCGCTACAACCTTAATTTCTACGTTATCAATGCGGTTTCCATCCTTATCCAGTGGGCGAACATTGAACTTTTCCTCTCCGGCACTGTTCTTATTAAAAAGCAACCATGTGAACGCATCAAAAATTGTGGTCTTACCTACTGCGTTCTGTCCTTTAATACTTGTCTTATTTGAGAAATTCACATCAAGGCTCTTAATACCTTTGAAATTCTCCATATGTAACGATTTTAAAATCATTCGCATTTTTGTCTCACCATTTCTTTAAATTCTCTTTTCAGCCTATCGAAATGCTTTTCGTTCTCCATATATCCGCTCAAATTTTCGATTGTCAGCATATCTGTTGTGCCCTGTTTGCATCCGCGCAATCTGATACTATCCTCATGTTCTTTTGTAATGTATTCGTGCAACATATTTATGTGCAACTTATACTCAATCAGCTCATCATACTCATCCCTTGGAACACAGACGTAATTTTTCTTTCCCATTAGATTTTCTCCTCGATCTTCGATACTGAAACTTCATACGCCGTTCTTTCCTCTTCGGCACCATCCAAGTAACGCTTGGTATATTTCCGGCTCTGGATTCTTCCAGTGATTTTCAAATGTGTTCCAACCGGAAGTCCGGATGCATACACTGCGTTTCTCCCCCATACGATGCATGGGATATAATCTGATTTTCCATAGGAGCGATTAACTCCAATCAAAAGGTCTGCGATCTCTCTGCCGCGCGGCGTATTTCTATATGTTGGCTCCTTGCAGATAAAGCCATCGAGCGCAATATTGTTGCCGTATACGGTTGCGTCCATCTTTTCGATCTCACGAACGAAAACGAATAACGCCAGCCGACTCTTATTTCCCTCATGTCTGTTAAATGATCTGAACTGCCCGGAAACGTAAACACTAACGTCAATCCAGTTCTCGGTTACGTCAATCAATCTCTCCGATACGGTGAGCGGGATAATGTCAGCAGTACCGCTTGTCCTTTCCACCTTAATGTTTAAGCGGAAAAACTTTTCTCCGAACACCTCGTGACTGAATTCCGGGTTTGAAACAATCATTCCCAAAAGAGTTACATTGTTGTTTTTTAATAATTCTTTATCCATATTTTGAAATTCTCCTTAATCCGTGTTAAAATAACTGCAGATAGCTTATGCTATTGCATTTTATTGGAATCATTCAGCTTTGGTCGGGTGTCTGATTCCAATTTTTTCATTTCAGAATCAAGAACATCTTGAAAATTTTCTCGATCCTCTTTCTTCTGCTTGCCTGTCAACAGTTCCGCAAGCATTTTCTTTTCTCGTGTGGTGCATCTTGTCCCACTTATGTACATACTCACCATACGTTCTCTCTCATTCTGCGGTTTCGCTTGATGCGCTTATCAAGTTCGGCTCTCTTCCGGTCAAGTTCTGACCAGAAATACATTGCCGCCGCGACTGCCGCTCCTGCAACAAACTTGATTGCCGCCACATTCCCGATCGCTCCGTCGCAATCCATGTAGCACGCGGCTACTAATGAATACTCCAGTGCTATAGCACCGATGATAAATCTAATTGCCTTCTTCATGGCTTCTCCTTTCTAAATCCCTATATAATAGGTAGAAACTCATTCAAACTCATACGTTCCATCTGCGATTTCTTTGTAATTGAAATCAATGAAATCTGTCAGCAAAGCGATAAACTCTGAATTTGTAGGCTTACACTTTGCTGCGGAAACCGTATATCCGAAGATTTTATTGATTGCCACTGGATTACCGTCCGTCCAAGTAACTTCAATCGCATGTCGAATAACTCTTTCCACTCTTGATGGCGTGTCATTGTTTTCCTGTGAGATCTCAATATAAAGAGTTTTTGTGATACGATTAAGTTTGTTTCTATCATCAAGTGCTTTCTCGATTGCGCTGATTATATATCCGTGACCCTTAAGATTGTGTTTCATGCCTATCTGGTCTAAAACCTTTCTTATAGCTATGCTCTTTTGTCTATCCATGTTTTCCTCCTGTTTACTTTCTGGTTATTTATTAGTACCAGTCCGAAACAAACGTGCCAAGTAACTGACTCATAACAACATCTACGAAATGTATTCCACTATCTGTATCTTCCATGCAATATGTAAAGAGCATAGCAGGTGTATAAAATCCATCCCTTGTCTGTATTTTTACATCACTTACCGAAATCTCATATCTCGTTTCTACATTTGTGAAGATATTTCGAAGCGTTTCTGCTGAATCAGCTTTCGCTAAATACTCATTTTCGCCACGAATTACCCTTGAATTGATTTTTTCATAATCAAAATCGCTCATTTCAATCCTCCTTTTCGATCTGATACACAGTAATAAACCATCATTTCTTTAATTACCAACTCATAAGCCGGTCTAAGGTCTTTATCGTTGGCAATTATGTAAATCTTATTGATCTTATCCAACTCAGATTTCTTAATATCTGGTCTTTCTTCCAGTGCTCTTCCTTTTGCTTTCTGAACCCGATCATCAAGGCGGCAGTTTCTTTTCTGCTTCAAGCGCTCATAGCTTTCAGATCTTGCAAGGGAATAATTCTTGCTTCTGCCGTAGCCTTTATCAAACTTCGGACTTTCTGCAATTTGAGCAATACGATCATTCGCCCATTTCTGGAAATCCTCCACACTGTCTGTTCTCTGGAACGTTTCCACAATGGCATCCTGCTTCTGCTCAATGCGGTTCATCTGCTCCGCCTGCCGTTTCTGTTCCAACTCCATTTTTGCCTGTCCGTCAGCAATGGCATAAAACATTTGCATCTGTGGCGAAAGCTGTGATCGGTTGATTGCCATTTCCTTGGCTTTATCCTCTACGGTAATAAAATACTGTCGAGCAATCTTCCCTTTTGAAGAATGGGATTCCATAGACAAGTGTTTTGCGAAGTCCGTTGTGAGCCGGTAATCCTTGCAATTATTGCCGTTCTTCACGATGAAGAACCCCCACCAATCTTTGTTTTCTTCGTAAAACTCATTATCTTCGATATTTGTTTTCGCCCATCTTGCAAAATTTTGTGTAGGCATTTCCAGAAACTCATACAGCGCTCTTGCGGTTGTCATTCCATTTTCGTCAATGCCAAGCGCAATCTCAATCGGTGTCTGCATTTTGGTTGTTTCTAAGTCGTTCATTCTTCTCCTTTCTTTAACTTCCCGAACTTTACAGGAGTTTCATAATCTTTGAATTTTATGCTCTCAATCTCTCCCATTCCCTCTTGCCGGAATCTCAAAATCGGTGTATCGGTTGCAACGTTCAAGGCGTTCAAGTCGATTGTAAGTGTTGGAATTTTGTCTCCCAGAGATTGCTTTAATTCAAATCTTCTAACCCCATGAATTTTGTGTCCGTCAATAAGAAGCTCTGTGAAAACTCCCTGTTCCCCATTGCACTGTCTGATTTCAATTTTTGATACTTTCATAAATTTCCTTTCCGGATTTTTTACAATAAAAAATCCAACTACCGCTTGATAGTTGGAAAAATCTTCTTGTCTCTATTCTGCTTTGTTGATACAATGAATACGTGATGGCGGACATTATTCCGAAAGGAGTTTTGTATGGACGTTATCATTGCGTTTGGTGTATCAATCGCCGGTTCACTTCTAACCGGTACTGATTTTTGCACCTTATTTACATTCACGAGCATTGCAACTGCTTTGCTTAAATACGCATATGATAAAACTGCCAATCGGTAGATAATGCACTTTAGGAAAAAGCCAGACGCCACTCTGGACAAATATACCCTAGATAAACGGCTTGTAAAAGTCTAATCGCGTGTAACTGTCAACCGCCGCCATCACATATCCATTGTATCAACTGATCTCTTGCATATCAAATATATTTAATCGCAAGTTTCGACATATTTCTCAACTATCAATATTCAATTTTACTGTTTACAACATTCAATCAATTCGTTGACCGGAATGCCTGTTTCAGCAGATACTTTTCTTAAAGTATCAATTCTTGGAATACTTTCATCCCATCTAGCGATAGTCGCGTTTCCAATACCACATTTCTGCTCTAAAGCATGAATTGAAGTGTTATTTTCTTTGCACCATCTTTCAATGCGTTCCAAGATCAAAATATCGCCCCCTTACTGCTCTTATTTTTAGAGGATTTAGAGGAAATGCTTGACTTTCTTTAGAGAATAATCTAAAATAGAATTTGTCGAGAATACTATTTGAGAACATTCTTTTTATTTAGGCTTTTCTCTAAATCCTAAAGTTATTATATAGAGTGTTCTCTAATTTGTCAACCCTATTTTTAGGGCTTTCTCTAAAATTTTTTGGAGGACTATCTATGAATACCGTAGAACGTGTTAAATCAATATGTAAAGAACGTAAAATTGCTATTTCAAAGTTGGAGAAAGATTGTGGATTTGGCAACGCATACATTGCCGGACTAAAAAAGGGGTCTATACCAGACGATAGATTAAAGACTATTTCAGAATATTTAAATTTATCAGTAGAATACCTTATGACAGGGAAAGATTCTAAAACGGATTATTTGTATTCAGATGAAAATGCAGATCTGCTGATTGAAATTACTAAAAACATGAAAAATGATCCGGCGTTTGCCGATAGAATGGCTCGCTATATGTCATTGATAAGCGAAAACAAAAAATCTGTAGATGATATGATTGATCTGATGTATTCCAAGGAACATGACGGAGAGGTTTAATCCTCTCCGTTTTCTATTGCACTTATGTACCGATACCAAAATTTTAACTTATTGGTGTCATTCATTTTTCTAAAAATCTGGATTAACTTTTCTCTGTATTCTTCTGTGCTGTACTGCTCTGTCTTTTCCTTCATGTAACCCCGCGCTCCTCTATGCCATACAAAATTATCAAGTTGCCCGAAAATGTCCTTAAGCAGATTATAGAACATGTGTTTGTTTATTGCAATATGTAATTTTAACTAATTGGTTATAATATGACAATAAAGGAAAAAGATTGTAAAATCAATACATCGTAAAGATATGTACACATATGTGTACATTATTTGAATTCAGAATCATATAGATCAGATATTTTGACATGTAAAGCCTTGGCAATCCTTTCCAATTGCTCTATAGTAGGGTATCTATTGCCATTTTCGTAATTATTCAATGCCGCATGGCTTATTCCTGTTCGCGCGGATAATTGCCGCAACGACATATTCTTTTTCGTCCGTTCTTCCCATATCAGCAGTTTCATGCGGAAATTATACTTGAAATCGACATAAGGAAGAAATAGGGAACTACTGGAAATAAAAAGAACCGGGAGAATACCATTGCGATACTCTCCCGGTCTGTCTCTTACAGCTTGTCCCAAAACTCTTTCTTCCACTTCTTATTGTCAACCCAGTATGCCGGGCAAGGCTTTCCGGTAACATCAAAGTGCCGGATAACGTGTGCCTTGTCGATGTTGTATGTTTTCATCAATTTGCAAGTGAGTGTAAGTGCATTGTTGATTGTAGCCTGTGTAGGGTAAATCTTTCCATTTTTGACCGTATCGCACAGCTCAATGTTGATTGAGTTGGTATTGGTACAGATTTTGTAATACTTACCGCCGCCCGTCTTGGCACAGTTCGGGTACTTTTTACCGCCAACAGACCATGCGATATTGTGCAACGGCACTGACTTCGTGTAGGAATCATCATCGACGAAATAATGAGCCGATGCCTTAACCACGTTGTTGCGGAAATACTTGGCGTTCGACTCATCATGATCCCCATCGTTTGCGGTAAAATGGATAACTATGTACTTGATAGAGGAAAGACTGCGCTTTCCCCCATAGTTCTTAGTATTCGCAAATAATGTCTTTGCGATTGCTTTAATTACTTTCTTAACTGCCATATACTACTCCTCCTCCACTTCCGGGATGCCGGCTACGCATGTGAAAAAAATAATCACGGTAGCAAGTGCTGCTGAACTGAATGTAAGCTGCCAATTAACCGAACCAAGTGTAGCTGCGGTTGTTGGAAGCAACGACACAACGGTTGCAGCAAATGTTCTCACGCATCTGATCGCAGTTTTCTTGAACCACTTTTGAGTATCAACGCTTGGCTTAAAAACACAATTCTTCATCATAATAAATACCTCATTCTTTCTTATTTTATATATTGAGCAATCATCATTATCAGACCGGTTGCAAATGCTCCGGAAATCGTGCTGATGATCGCGGTTACTGCGGTTGTCTTATATTTTTTAACATCTTCTGCCGGTGCGCGCTCCATATCGTCTACCCTTGCGTCTATGTGATCTACCTTTTCATCAAGTGAACACACATTCTCATTTGTATGTTTAATTTCTTCCACAAGTTGAACCATAGTTCCACTCATGGTATGGATTTCTTCTGTGACCTTTTCCAGCTTATCCAGCCGGTGCGTATTCGATTTCGACCGCTGTTCTGTCTCTGTGAGACGGTGCTCAAACTCTCTTTCTGTTTCATCCATAACCTACCTTCTTTCCGGCACGAAAAAGGAGCGCAAGGTGCGCTCCATGTCCCTACTCTGCCTTACTTTGTTTTTCGATTTCTGCCCGAACCTGTTCACGCCAGCGTTCCGGTACGTCCTCGATTGTCATTTTCTTGTCAACGAGGATTCTGCGCACATAGAATTTAACCATATATTACACCTCACTTTTCGCAATGATTCCGGCCAGATCTTCGATTGCTCCTGCATTGGACTCGTGCCCTGCTTTAAGCTCATCAATTGCTTTCTCCATTTCCGTCTTTGTCCGCAATCGGATAGTAACGGTATATGTACCATCTTCCAATCCGTCCTCTCCCACGTTTTGGGAATAAGTAAACCCATCGGATTTCAGATCGGTATATTTCCCCGACACTGCATCGTTGTGTGTAAATGTCACTTCCGCAAGGTTGTCTGCAGTAAAAGCATCCGTGATCGTTTTAATGGCTTCGAAGTTCTCGGCTTTGATCTGGATGTTTCCAAGGCTTGCACCATCGGCAACCTCGAAGCTGGTCTGATCTTTTAAAATAATTTTATCCATGTTTTTTAATTCCTTTCTATAAAAATGGTTTATAAGTTACGTTCGAATGTTTGTTCGATATATTTTCTTAAACGGCAGTTTAAAAATAATAGATTGTGGTGTTAGTAATTTTGGCACTTTAGATTCGACTTTAAATATTGGTGATACTATAAGTACAAGAGTAACATTTAACAAAACGTTTGATAAAATGCCAGCCGTTGTAGTTACAATGAGAGAATATTTTGGTGGTAGCTATTTTAGTTATTTGGGCATTGACGGAAGAAGTGTGAACGGCAATGGTTTTGAAGCCGTTGCAACAATTAAAAGTGCCGATGCGCGGAAATATATTTGGTATTTCACCTGGATTGCTATTAGTACATAATGAACACCATAAATAATCACTTAGACGAACATCTAAACCGAATCTGCAAGCTCAACGCTGCACACAATTGCTTCTCCATCAGAGGTTTCAGGAACAATTTTAGCATCACTATAAGCTTTTGCTGATGTAATATATGCGGGGAATGGGATATTCAATAGCGTCTGTGTTTCATTATCATACCCACGACTGAATACGTCAAAATATAAAATGCTAGATTTTCTAACAACTCTAACTTTTGTTAAATTTAATGTCCCTATACCAAAACTAGAAATTTTGGCTTTGTCAGAATGCTTAAGAATTATTTTTACTTTATGAAAGCATCCGACTTGAATGTTCCACGTTTGTCTTATCATGATCTCTATAAACGTCGATGCCGCACCTTTTGCCTCAGTGTCGCTCATAAAAACAGCTTCTGCAATTCTATACCAACCCGCACCCAAACTACCTATATGTAATTTAGTGTATAATTTAATTCCAGATGTTGGATTCAATGCACTTATATCGTTTTTAGTAGCAACATTATTTAAACTGCCGTTTAAATCACTTATCTGCTTTGCAAGCGTCCCATCCAGATTCGGATTTGCCTGCCTTGCATCCAGGGCATATCCCGTCTCCGTCGTTATCTGGTTGTTTACTACATTCGCTGCAGGGAACGCCCCATTGATCTTCTCTTTTAAAGCGTCAGCCAACTTAATAACATTGTTGACCTGATCCATCGTAAGCGTTGTGCCATCAATGTTGACTTTAAGCGTTCCATCTTCTGCAATCGAAAGTCCGTCTGTCGGTTTCACAATCCCGGCATCCTCTTTCGTTGCGATTGCACCAACACCACCCACAATCGATTTCGACCAATACTCTGTATTGCTTGTCGCCGTTCCTACCGGAACTTCTTTTTTCGCGAAATAAAGCGTATTGTTATAAGTCACTGCATCCAATCTCTTATATGTAGCATCTGCGCTCCAATCGCCCTTTGGCACAATTGCCACTCTTCCTGCTATAGCCATTCTAAGCCACCTCCCAATTCAAATTCCCGTTATCATCAACGGTAAACACATCTGCTGTGTTATCTGTATAGATCAACTCGCCGTCCTCATTCACATCAAATGTTGCCAGATGAGCTTTTTTATCAATGTTATCGCTGTATTCCTTGGCCTTATCCGCATACTCTTTGGATAGATTAGCTTGTACCGTGGATTCCTTTTCTGACGCATCCGCAGCGGATGCTGATGCTTTCGCTTTTTCGGCTTCAACTTTAACATCTGCCAAGAAGTTCGGCTGCAGCATATCTTCCGTAATGGAACCATTCTTTACGATAGCTTTGATTTTGCCGTCTGTAATCTCAAATACGATCGTATCGGAATCAAGAAATTCATATTCTGTAATCAGCGCAGACAAATCAACATTCTGCGTGGTGCCATCATCAAGTGTAATAATCAGCTGTTGTGTCTGCGGATCATACTTGAAGTTTACCGCCAGTTTTTCCAATTTTGTGTCAATCACAGCCTGTGAACCGTTCATTTTTACTATGGTCAGTGTGCCCTTGGATTCATCCCACAGAATTTCTTTCACAAGCTCATTTGCCTTTGCCAAATCAACCTTAGACGCATCCATAGCAACCACACGATCATCCAGATTGTCAACTGCCAAGTCCATCTTGTTAAGATTAGATTCATTTACCGCTGTTTTTTCGCTGGGAAGATTCTCCCATTTGATACGACTATATATTTTCTGCATGGCTCACACTCCTTTCTAACGCTGATAATCTGCGTTCCAGATCTTCGTTTTTCTGCTGCAAAAGTTCGATTTCTTTCTGCTGCATCTGGATCATCTGTATGTGCATTGCATGGAGATTTTCCTTGTCGATTTTCCATGTCTTTGAATCTCCGTGAATTGCTTTTTCATCCTCTTCGGCATCTTCTTTTAGTACAAGCCCGCTATCGGACAATCCGGCATCCTGCAAAATCTTCTCTAAATCCTGCGCAATTAAACCAAACTGTAAGCCTGTGTGCTGCGTGATGTATCCGGATTTCCATGTATACTCAACTGGGCGCATTGCCATATAAACGCTTTTAATATCCCTTAATGATTGTATATTATTTTTCAGCCTTTTATCGGAACTCGGAATAGAAATCAAAAGACCCTCGATATCTATGGTACTTTCTCTTGAACCAAAATCAGACACTTTCTTAAAATGTCTAGGCGAATACTTGGTTGTAGAGCTATTATTAAGTGTATAATCTACATCTGTAAAATACCCACTTGGCAATTCGCTTTTGGTTGCGTAGTCGCTCAGCGAATTGTCAACATAACTTTCTGTCGCCAAGTTTTCCCCGTTTGCGTCAGTAACAGATGACAAGTCCAACATAACATTCTGCAATAGCGCATTATTTCTTCCGTCATGCCCTAATATCTCTATCCCGGATGCCTCGCCACTGTCGAAAAGCAGAGATTCTATTATATGTACTCGTCCGCTACCGTCCAGTTCAAAGTTGTTACATTCTACAATCAATCTGTTTCCTCGTAGCACAATTTGGTCTGCACTTGCATTAATCATCGAAATAACTTGGTCGTTCTCGTCTCTGCCTAGCTTTAATTCCAAGGATGCGTCCAATTGCCCTTCCGCTTTTTGTGCGCGATCGACTTCTGCGGAAATTCTTTTCGCAGTCTGCTCAAACCTAGAGCTTGTCTGTTCCTCTAAGTCCTCATATGTGGATAGCAGATGATCAGCGTTTCTCTCTAACTTGCTTGTCCGTCTCTGTACGCTTTCAAGCGTATCACGAATCGAATTAACCTTTGCCGCATGAGTCTGTGTACCCTGCGCTGTTATGGAGTCTCTCTTGCACTGCACACCGGTTAATATCCGTTGCAAAAGGTACGTTTCAACGATTTCTCGACTTGTATTAAATCTGATCGGCTCGCCAAGCATCAGACAAGGATTTCCAACACACGTACAGCTTTTGATTGGGATGTACTCTGCCTGCTTCATCACTGGCAGGATGTTGTTTGCAACCTGCTCTAATTCTGTTCCGGTCTTGTCGGAAACAAGGAAATTCCCGGAAATCACATAATTGTTCCCAGCAGTTCCAACCATCATCCCGGCGTTACTGTCTGACGTTCGGATTTCAAGCTGTGTGATTGCTTTGCTTTGGAAATCCTCATAATCAAACGTGATGTAGTGTCCGGTCATGGACTCTGTGTTTGCATCAGACGGAAACAAATTGTCAGACGGGAACAAATCTTCTGCCGGATAAAGTGCGCTTGTGATTGCTTTCAGAAAGACATAATCAAACTTTCCATCCCGGTTCATGTTCCCGAAGCATCCATTGATCTCGCATATTGCCGTCACAACCGTTTTCCCGCTGATTGCGGATTCTTCTGTGACTGCGCTTGAATCGTCCGTCTGCGTGGCAACCAGCGTCTTATTGACCGTCATGAAATCGTTAGGCAATGTCGCCGCAGCCTGTTCAATGCCTAAGTATTTGAAAAAGCTGTCCCGGAACTGTTTAAGGCTCATTGGGAAACTAAGTCCGGCATACCAAGACTTTACATCCGCATTAATAATGTCGTACATGGCATCATATGCCGTAATTTCACGCTTTGTCCGGTCACTGCTTGGCACATCTGAATAAACCTTGTATTTGCCATACTGGAACGGATGTTCCGTATCTCCGTCAACCGTTTCTGTGATCGTGATATTCTTACCTACGATACTGCCCGGCGTGTTGTGGACTGTAAATTTCACGCTGTTCGCTTCACAGGAGCCAAACTTCAATTCGGATTCCGAACAAAGACTTTCATCCATTTCAAAGGCTTCGGATTCGATCATGGAGTTATCAAAAGCAATCTTCGTGCCGTCAACAGAAATCAGCATCTGCTTATCGGCATATTCTTTGAAATACAGTTCTTTATCCATGATATACACCTCCGATCACTGAAAACTTGATAGCTTCATAAATGATTTCTCCGTTTTTGATGCCGTAAATACCCGGTTGAAAATCCGCGATATAACCAAACTGTGTAACATAATCATCGTATTCCGGGATATAGGCAGTGAAATAACATTGCCGCCCGTTTGCATCCGTGTACTGCTTCCGGATATTTTTCATAAACTCGGCAAACTCTGTGTTGGTAAGTCCGGCAGGAGTTTCAAATTCAACCTTGGCAACTTTCAGCTTCACAGGTTTCCGGTGCAAATAACCATTGCTGTCCGTCCACGGCTCAAGATCCTGCATATTTACATACGGACTATAAGAATCGAACTTTATGTACTTTTTCGCATCAATCTTGTAATCTCCAATTTTCAGCAGATAACCGCCGTATGCCATGTTTCCACCACCTAACTGTTTGGGTTTGCGGCTGTCTCCGATTGACAGTCGGTAATTTTGGGTATAAAAATAGCACCTACCCTATTTGTAGATGCCAATAAAATAAGCCGTGTTGCCACGGCTTATCATTGCTTTATTTATTAACTTATCTTTTGAATCGTTGCATTTTCAACTGAAATGTAAATGTTTTCTTTTGTTATTGAAATATGGTATTCTTCATCAAATGTGTCCCATCTTATTTCATCTTCCTCATTGATAAAATCGTCATACGATCTATATATCATCAGATTTCCAGTCGTACCATCTTTCGGAATCAATATGTAGCCACCAAGCGGCAAATCTCTTCCAGTCAAATACTGCCCCTGCGGGTAAATACCTTTTTCTTTATCATACATAGTATCTCTCCTTTTCCTTTGTGTGCTTATCGCCAATTATTTATTTTTCACATCGAAGCAAACCTTTGATTCATTCCAAAAATCAGTTTCATATTCGAGTGAAATATCTTTAAAGTTTTTCGGGACTTCAAAACAAACAATTCCTTTTGTTTTCTTTCCAGGAGACAATGTTGCGTCAAGAGCTTTTCCTTCATCAGCATATGCCATTTCTGAATCATATCCATCCGCATAACAATTAAAGTCAGCCGAAGAAATATATTGGTCGGAATCAGATATATTTTCAAATTCAAACTCAAATTTGTAATACTCATTCCCTTTTGATGCTTCGTCATATTCATTTTTAAACGGTTCAGCTTTTAAAAATGTTATGCGTAAATCTTCTGTTTCTACAACATCGCCTACCTTAAAAACTTCCTCGCTCGCTTCTGTTGCATTATCCACAGCCTCTGTCTCTTGGCTGTTTTCGACCTTTTTAGGCTTATCTGAATCATCTCCATCAAATATAAGCGATGCGAAAACGAAAATAATTATTGCAATTATTGAACAGATCAAGCCCGCAATGGCAGTACCATGTCCTTTCCCTTTTTGCGTAAATGCAATCACTGCACAAACAAGCCCGATTATTGCCGGTACTGCACCAATGGCAACACACGCCAACAAAATGCCAACTATTCCGCATACAAGACTTGCTATTCCGAATTTACTTTGTTTCATAACTGAATTCCTCCTTGCTTGTAATATACATCAAATATACCACAAACAAGGAAGTTTGTCATTAGCTTATACCGGATATGGGTTGGTTCCGGTTCTGCGGAAGTAATCATTCGCATATTCTCTTGTGCTATCGAAAATGACCTTTCCGTCAAGTGTAATCTGGATTGGTTGGTTGCCACCTTTGTTTGAGCCAAGCACAGCCGCTACGGCTTTTGCAACGCCATCCGATACGGACGCAACAATCTGATCGTTATTCATAACAGCCGTATGACCGCCAAGCGTTCCAACAAGTTCCGGCCCGGCTTCATTTGCCCAGAACAACTGTCCGACATTCGGGACACCGCCTGCCGCGTACCGTTTAATGTCATGCCAGCGGCCACCGGAGAATACACCGCCGTCGGCTTTCTTAGCCGCAGAGCCTTTTGTTTTTACATTTACTGTTTTTCCGCTAAAGAATGTCGATACGCTAGACCACAGGTTTTTCAGAGCATCCGCGGCAAATGAAATACCAATTTTCAATGTTTTCCCGGCATTGATAACCTTTTCTTTCCATTCGTTGCTTACATCTTTCCACCATGTTCCTCCGGCTTTCTTGACATTTGCAGTAAATTTCTTTACTTCTTTTCCGGCAATGGTGCTTTCCCACCATTTTTTAACATTAGACCACCATCCTCCTGCTTTATTTTTAACATCTGTAGTAAATTCTTTTACCTTACCCACCTTTTCTGACCAGTACTTTTTGGTATTGTTCCACCACTTAGATGCATCATTCTGGACGGCAGTTGTAAATTTCTTAACTTGTCCGACTTTTTGGCTCCAATATTTTTTGGTGTTATCCCACCATTCTTTAGCAGAGTCTTTAACGTCTGTCGTGAATTCTTTCACTTTGCCGACTTTTTTAGACCAGTATTTCTTTGTATTCTCCCACCATTCTTTAGCATTATCTTTTATTCTGCCCTTAAAATCTGCATATTTATTTTTTATCTTGTCCCAGTCAGACTTTAATTTCGTCCATAATTCAGATGCTTTTGTCTTGATTTTAGCTTGAAATTCAAGCGTTTTGTGAGATTTTACGCTGTTGGTATCATATGGGTTCGCGGCATTTTTAATTTTTTCCGTTTTTCCCGAATACTTGCTATTGGAATTATATGGATTAGCAGAATTCAAATTTGAATTCTGTCTTGCCTTATCCCTAACGCTTCCCCACCAATCAGATATTTTGTTGCTTATATCTTGTAAATTCTTTGAGAAGTTACTATTTTTATCATACGGGTTTGCTTTATTTCCATACGCGGAATTTTTTCTATCCTCAATAGAAACAGCCATTCCGTTTTTATATGGATTTGCCGGATTGCTCTCTGCAGATCTCTTTCTTCCTTCGCTCCATCCATACTTTTTTATATTGTCTCGCCATTCTTTGAAATCTTTTGTAAATTTTAAAGCCACAGCAACCGTAGCTGTAATCAAAAATCCCGTTGCAATGGTTCCGGCTATACCTCCACCCAACTTTACCCCGCTTAGTTTTTTTGTTATCGCATTACTTAACTTCGTATCAAGATTCTTTGTAAGAGCATCTTTTAGTAATTTATAGAAATTTTTCCCCAGTTTATTAAGTGCTACAGCTCCAAGTATGGTCATTATGGAACTTGGAGACAAATTCGTGAGGAATGTTTTTAATCCATTAAAAATATCTTTCCAACTCAAATCATCAAAGAAGCCGTGAACAAACTTCCAGAATCCATCAACCCATCCATTGATAGCTTCTGCGCACTTTTTCCATTTGAATTTTTTGAAAAAGCGATTGAATCCATGTGCTATGTTATTGCCAAAAGTTTCAAACTTAAATTTATCTGTAAATGATTTTGATGCAAATAATACAGTATTTAAGGCTCCGGCTATAACATCTGCTGTCGCAGTAAATACACTGTTTCCGTTTTTATCTTCTGAAAATAAACCATTAAGGAAATCTGCAAGCCCAGTTCCGAAGTTTTCTGCTTTCTTATAGATTTTATCCCATTCAATACCACCAACAGCTTTAACAAGCGCGTCTCTGATTGCTTCTCCAAGTCCTTCAAGATCTTTGATATTGCTTACGAAATCCTTGTAAATAGTATCGGTCTTAACCAATTTCCCGGTATCGCCGCCGCCACCATCACCAGAGCCAGAACCGGAGCCTTTGTTTCCAGAACCGGAACCGGAATTTGATTTCTTATCTGGAAGTGATATGGTCTTTAATTCATCAAACGCACGAACTGCCTTGTTGACATTATCTTTAAGATCTTTAGCTTTCTTTGCGGCGTTTCCGGTATTTTTTGCGGCATCACCGGAAGAACCGGCAAGATCATCCATACCATCAGACGCACTTCCAATATCATCCGCCAAACCACCAAGTCCGGCACCCTTGCTTGCTTCATATCTCCATCCAAAAATAGAGCCTAAAGCGTCTGTGACCATTTCCGCAAATGATGTAACTTTTTGCAGAACTGTATTGAGAACCTTAAGGAATGGTTTAAAAGCGTTGATTAAGCCACTACCAACAACTGCGCCAAGCGCCTTGAAATTCTCTCTTAAGAGGGTAACTTGGTTATGCCAACTGTCTTGCGTCCTCTTGAAATCTCCGGTAATATTGGTCGTGTGCGCAAGAACGTATTGATAACGAAGCATGGCTTTTTGAGCCTGTGACATTGAGGAAATGTCAGCATCAAGCCCCTGCTTTAATGCCCATTCCTTTAATGTTGCCTGTGTCAAGTCGATACCATAACGCCGCATAGGTGCCGTAGTACCGGAAAATACAGATTGCAGACTCTTGGCAATATCTTCTTGACTCACATCATAGAATGAAGCCATATCTCCGGCTAATTTTGTCAGCCGGATAGACATTTTCGCCATCTGCCCCTGCGGAATATCAAGGGCTGTTCCCATTGCTTGGAAACGGCTTGCAAACTGTTTCGCGGACAGTTCGGACATACCAAATTTTTCAATGCAAGTCTTTGAAAAATCGTTAATCAGATTTTCGTATATTCCGAATGTCTGTCTTACAACGTTCTCAACCTCGGTTAATGAGGATGAAATATCAATAGCATTTCTAAGCAGACCAACCGCCCGGAACAATGACCAGTATGTTGCATATACCTTTCCGATTGCGGATGCAAGGGAAAAGGATTTAGTTTTCATACTGTCGGCGCTCTTACCGAACAGGCTAAAGCCACTTGATGCCCTATCTGTAGCACCTCTCGTCCGTCCTAATCCTGCGGATAGATTTGCAAGTGCTTCTGTCATACGGATAATGTTTCCGCTGACATTCGGAGCCTTTGAAAGAGTTGTAAATAACTCATTCAGATTCTTTGCAAGCAGAGGAATGTTATTTACCGCCCTGCCGGATGCCACGCTACCAAGTTTACCAATGGCAGTGACCATCTGTGAAAGATTGGTCATATCAAAGTTGAATGAGCCAATCTGATTCATCTGACGAACGAAATTCTGCAACTGTGCAGAAATCGTAGGCAGATTCTTGGTAGCCTGCGTGGATGCCTTGCCACCCATTCTTGCCAGCCCGGAAATGAGATTTGACAGCCCGGACACATCAAAGTTCAACGATCCGACACTATTCATGCCGGTGATGAACTGCGCCAACTGGTCTTTGATACTTAACAGATTTGCAACACCTGCAGATGCTTTGACACCGCCAAGTTTCGACAACGTATCCACAACACCAGTGATTCCGCTAACGTTGATTCCCTGCGCACCAGAAAGTCCGCTTTTTAAGCTATTAAGTGCCGATGTAATCCCATAAATAGAGTTGGTGTCAATGCCATTGAATGTCTTTAATGCACGCGACAGGGATGTAAGCTCAGTGGATTTTCCACCTTTAAACCCACTTGCCGCATCAGACAGATTGCGGATGCTGGTAGCAATACCCTGCAATTTCTGTGTGTCAACATTTAAGTTGTCACGCAGACTTTTCATGCTTGCCGCAAGCTTTTCTAAGGACTTGCTTGCGTCTGCAGCACTCGCATTTACTTTAATTTGCAGAGAATCAAGATCTGCCATTCTTCCACCAACTTCCTATAACTTTTTTAGGTTAGCGACTATCTTCCACATTGATAGCCGGTTAAAAAGGCGATAGGATTTGACCCCTACCGCCCTTGAAATATCATTTATTCTTTTTCGGATGAGACAACTCAAAGTTCGTTTTCATAGCTTCAAGCTGTGCAACGAACAACTCTCGCTGTTTCTGAATATTTCTTTCTGCCGCTTCCTGCTCTTGTGTGAGTGGTTGCTTGACATATTCAGAAGTTGCCTTGCGTCCATTTAAGATATGGTCAACTGCCACGCCAACCGCAGATGTACCATATCTGCCGAACCATGACCACATTTCTGCATCCCGCTGTTTCATTTTAAGCGAATATGCATCTTCATAGGGTTTCAGATCAGTCGGACAACTCTGCCCGATGTCATACGGCGTGAACCCATACCCCTGTGTTATTAAAAGCCAATAGGGAAGTACCATTGATTGGTACGTTTCCCATGTTAGGCTGTGGCTTTCTTGGTAGTCCGAGTTGTTTTCTTCGCCGGAGCCTTCGGCTTCTGCCCCTGTGTTTCCGCTCCCTCCCGGAGCGCATTCGCTAAAAAACCATTCTTAACCATTTCGTCTGTGAGAATATTAAACAGGTCAATAATATCTGTCTTGTCGTTCTCGTCAAAGTAATCATCCAAAAGGATGTATGCCTTATCTAAGGCTTCTTTCTTTCCATCTTCCGTATCATAATCATATCCGAACTCGTCCGAATGACACTTCTGCAGTCCGGCAAGAAGCAGCTCTGGCAAGATCTTAAGAACCTTGTTAATATCTTCCATATTTAATTCATCACCGTCTTTTGTCATATCTTCCAGTTCCTGCACCTTGTCAATCACACCGCAGCGCGCTGTTGCCAAGTAGCCGTATTTGATATTGTATTCGTTTCCATTGATAACTAAAGTTGTCATACTGTTTTACCTTTCCCTTTCTGATAGAGATTTAATTTATAGGGAAAGGGGCAGTCCGGAGACCGCCCCATACCTATGTCATGGTTTAGTTGTGCCAGCATCTGTAGTATTTTTGCTCTGATCGTTTGCTGACTTATGATCGTCAGAGCCTGTTATTCCCCCGTTGTCAGTGCAACGGTTGTTTCCATGCCCTTATAATCGTCGATTGTAAGGTTCATGTCGATTGTCAGAAGATTGTTCTGGTCAAGTTCCGGTTGTGGAATTGCTGTTGGCGGCTGCGCCACAATGAAAAAGCTCTCATCGAATCCCGGAATAACGGTTTCAAACCACATAGCCTTACCACCGGTAAGTGCCTTGTAAGTTGAAATAACATCCGCCCACTCTTTCTTAGTTTCCGGTGTAAAATTGACAGTTACCGGGAACTCGCCGCCTGTATCGCCGATACCCTGAACATATCTCTTGACGAAATCCTCAAGTGCCGATGCATCAATCTTCTCATTAGAAATTGAAATGCCGCCAAGTTTGTTGATTCTGTGCAACTGCTTAAATGATGTTGGCTTTGTTCCGGCCGTAGTTTCAACTCCATAGCCAAAAGTAATGCCAAGTGTAGAAATTCCTGCTTGCATACTTTAAATCCTTTCTACCGCTATCTAACGCGGTCAGCGAACACGTCTCGAGTGCGTGTCCGGTGCATAAAAATAAGAGCCTTTCGGCTCCAAGTTTCGTTTATCTGCTGCCGACATAATGCCGGGAACATTCAATTTAATTTCATCAGTTCATCTCCACTTCCGAAAATGCGCTGATAACGCCCAACCCAACGTTTTACATTCGGGTCAGTTGCATTTGTGACCGGTATGGGACCGACTTTGCATTGAAAGCCGTATGATAACATGACTTTCTTTGCCGCTTGGCTGATTTTATTACATTCTGAATCAGCAAGGCTTCCGGTTGCATACGCCGAAATCACAATCAAAGGGTTCTGCGAACCCTCGTTGCCCTCTAAATCATAGTGACCGCCGGAATTATCGCCAAGTGCAACGTCACAATATGGAAACTGTGATTGCTTCGGGGTAGTGTAACGGTCAACAGTACACTTCGGATATTCTTTTTTTATATTTGCCTTAAACACTGTGAAAAATTCATTCCAATCAAATCCTGCCATTACTTAAACACATCCTTTGCAATCTTCAAAACCTTGTTTCTCAATTCCTTGCCGGCATTGTACATAGGCATCTTCGGGGATGTACCACTTGAATAGTGCCATTCGCCTTGCAAATCCATGTACCACCAACCCGGTTCGTTGCCGTGCGCGCCGTATGTTCCGGTTCCTACTCCCGGAATGTTCGCCGGATTCTGCGCTGGAAGTCCGGCTCCAAATTCTAGCATCAACGCCGGTGAAATCTCTTTGCTCTGCACACCGTCTTGATTCTGCCATTTGCTCACAATCTTCTGTGAATCTTCCATATAAAAGATTGCCTTGCATCCGGCTTTCTCCGGTGTGATTTCAGAGGATAAGCGAATGTACTTACCGAAACCACTACTGCCGATATGAGCCTGTGCAATCTTAATACCCTCGTTGCAAAGACGCTCACAAAGCTGTTGGCACTTGGCATCAAGGCTGTTTTGATACTCTCGCAATTCTTTGATTGCCCTGTCGATTTCCGATACAGACAAACCAAATGAAATAGGCTTACTCATTCAGTAACCCCGCCAGTTTTGCCGATTCAGCGGCTTTTCTTATCCCATCCGAAATGTTCTTCAACGCTTCGGCTGCACCTGCATTTACGAAAGAGCCTGTTTGCAATGGTGGAATACTTGGAATCGGTGCATCAATAATTCCCAGCTCCAAATACACCTTGAAAATCTTCGGAGACTGAATAGCGAACCAATCAACCATTTCCTCATTCTTTGCCCATGCGCCGCCATACTGGTTTGAACTATCGGACAATCCGCTCTCATTCAAAAACGCATGAATAATTTCATGGCGCAAGGTTCCCTTTCGACAGGTTTCTTTCTCGGTTTCGTCCATGTACGGAAAATATTTCTCTTCTGACATATCAGCAACGACGATCAATTTACTGCTTTCTCCGCAATAGCCGACAAGTTTATTGTCCTCCAGATAGCTGTCCTCTGATACTTTGTGGGTTTCAATCCGGTATTTAGTTCCAAGGATATTGATTTTTCTGTTTTCCATATTTCACGCTCCATACATAATAAATCTGTTTCCAAAATGTGCTTCATTCAACGCCTTTTCAAGTTCATCTCGATAAGCAAATGGACTTAATGGACTGTCAATCCGTTCTCGCAGAACCGGAGCCATAGCACTTACTGATGCCGTAGCTGTAACTTCTGCCATTGCCCTTTGTGGCAACTCTGCCAAAGCGCACATTTCCATTCTCTTATGGTCGCACGAATCAACTTTCGGGCAAGCCTTACACTTTTTCGCTAATTTTGACAATGTCATACATCAACCCTCCGGTAATTCCTTAATCGCAATCACAATCCCATTCAGGCTTTTCGCTGGTGGTGCGGCGACCTCATAGTTGGCGCTATCGCCATTCACAGAACCGTCCTCGTTGTACTGTGGCTCACAGCCAATCCATAGCCGTATCAACTTGGTAATCGGGCAATCCATATTGCAAGTAGATATTGTCCGGGAATAATCAACGCTACTTCCGAACACATCAGCCTGCACATCGCCCTTGCCGGCGGAAATGTTGGCATAAAAAAGAACCGGGTCATTATAACCTGGTTCTGTTCCTATCTCGACTGGAATCTGTTCTCCGTCAATTTCTATGTATTTGATATTTCCGTCCTCGTCACGGTCATATACCTTTTTTTCGGCATCGTAGGTGGCGTAATAGAACGGTTGCTTGTTCTTTTTTAATGAACGCATATTTTGTTGAATCCTCGCTATTTTTGTAGTATTCTATAGTTGAAAGCGTGAATATTACATGAAAGAGGTGCATGCAACTGAAAACTTATGTCTACGATATAAAAGACACACGTTTTATTTTCGTGAATAAGTCACGGATTTAGCACACGGTATATCCCATTTACCGTATAGTCTTGCATCAATTCCCATTGTAGTTCTTGCTCGCTTGGGGTTATAGGTACGAAATTGCTAATTGCCCCAAGAAAATAACCTTAAAGGAGCAAGACTATGAAGAAATTTAATTTCAAATGGGAAGATTTCTTGGATCTTGTCCTTTTGTTTGTTAGTACATATGGTGAACGCATATTTGTTGCGCTACACGCTTTCATTTGCAACATGAAACCGGAGATGTTCAGTTTCATATGCTTAACCTTTGTGTTTATAGCACTGTTCATACTAACGCATAAAAACTAAAGACAAGACAACTTTAGCGGGTCTGATCAACCCGCTTTTGTTGTACTTTGGCGCACCGCCCACCACCGCTTAACGTGCGCCGCCTGCAACCATATTGCCGGCATTGACAAAATGGTCACGCTCAATCTTCTTTACCGCTTAACCCTGCGGTTGGGAGATACCGGATCACCTTAACCTTTCTGAATAACCGTTGCAAAAGGAATTATTTCCCTTAAAATGTTCGTTCTTGGGTTCCAAGTTCGATTGATACCATTTTCACTATGGCTCGTTTCTCCCTCGGCACCTACATGGTTAAAATCATACATGGCAAGTTCCCTCACTATGTCATACATGGACCGCATATCATCATCTATGAAGTCCTCTGTATGATGTTCCTGGTAGTTTCGTTTCCGTTTTACAGTAAGATAGGCTCCCTTAATCTTTGAGGATAAAAGAGCCTTATCCGAATCATTCTGCAACTCTGAAACCAGTTCGGCTTCCATATCAGTTTGTAATTCTTTCAAAAGCTCTTCCATCCAAGATCATCTCCTACTCTGTCTTTGATACCACGGTAATATGTCCTGCCTTAACAGCATTGTAAGACTTATCGCACTCAACAACAGTGATTACGCTGCCATTTGTAGCAGCAATCTCATCTGTGCCGTTCCATGCATTCCATGTTCTTACAGACTGTCCTGATTTAACAGGTACTTCTGCATCACTGACTTTGTATTTATAGGAATTGCCGCCTGTCAGAGATTCCGTAATTGTGATCTTTGTATCACCGGTATTTTTTCCTGCTGCGGATGCAACTGTCAGTGTTCCAAGAGATGTAGGCTCGTTTGAATCTGCCTTTGTTACAGAATATACCTTTCTTGCCATATCTCCGTCGGTTGGCATTGCTGCAGACAGGTTTTCAATCTTAGCAGAATACCACTCCGGACCATGGTCAAGTCCGATCTGACCGAAAATCTGTTTCTTGGTACCAGCACCGGTCTTTGCCAACTCTTCAAGGAAGAAGTTTCCTTTTCCCGGTACAAGCTGTTCAACAGGAGCCATAATGAATGGGTCAAACAGCGCAACCGTTCCAGCCGGAAGATAAAACAGGTCTCTTAAATATACTGTTCCGAGCGGTGTGAGCACCTTGTCAACGGCAATACCATTAACATCTCTTCCGCTCTCAACGATTGTGAGACCGTTTGCCACAGCATCAGCATTTAACTGCATTCTGCTTGTGGAATCAAGACCAAGGACGATATTTGTAATATCTCCGTTTGCTTCCTTGATGCACTTTAAAGCTTCACACACCAGCATGAAAGAAAGTTTCTTTCCATCAGCATCAAGGGCATTTGTGGTAATTGCTTCAAGCAGGCCTCTTGACTGGTTCGCATCATTATCGTTTGTGGACTTATGGAATTTGCCATTGAGGAATGTGTACTCAATGTCCTGTCCGATCTTTGCCATCTTTGCTGCAACCTGGAAATCCTCTTCGGAAATTGGATTGGCCTGCTGCCCTGCAATATTGATTCCACTTAATGTACCCATATTGGACATTTTGCCGTAAGAAGTACCAACAGATTCCTGAAAGATCTGTGTTACATTGGTTTTCTGCTCTCTTGTAATAATAGAAGCGTTCGGAGCTGTAAGAGACTGTGCTTCTGAAATCTTAGGCTGACTTCCTGTTGCTGTCTCGTACTCCTGTCCTGTTACGAACTCTGTGCTTCCAGAGTATTTTCTTTTCGCACCGATCATAGTTGAGAACGGTGTCTTTGTGTTACCCTTATTAAAGAGCATGCCGGAAAAATTAGGAGTGTTTCCACTCATTGCAAATACATCTGCCATTTTTAAACCTCTCTTCTAAAATAATATTTTAATGTTTTGGAGCACTTGCCGCCGCCTGCTGGCGAATCAATGAAGCCATAAGAGCCATGTCACCGCTCGCCTGCGCGTCTGCAATCTGCTTGCTATAATCAATAGTTGTCTGGTTTCCTGCCGGAGGAGTTGGCATATCTTTCAGCAAATCGGCTTTAATTGCTTTCTGTAATGCTTCCTCATGCTTTTTCTGCAAACGAAAAACAGTATCCATATCGCCATCGTAAAGTGCCTCGGCAATCTCCTTAGCGTCTTTCTCATCATACTTTAAAGCTAAATGCTGCTTTTCATATTCTGACACCTTGGATGCACGACGAAGGTTTTTTAATTCCTCTTCAATCTGCGCCTGCTTTTCAGCATCTTCGATCTGCTTCTGTTCCTGCTCACTTGCTGCAGCTTTCCATTTCTTCTTATAGTCAGCCGCCTCTGAATTGGCTTTTTCCAGAAGAGTTTTCGGTACAAATCCGTCATATTGGCTCTTGTCGACAAGCTCACGCTCTGCTAAAGCTGCGTTAATGTCCTCGAAAGTCATGTCCTCTTTGTACGCATCGCCTAATAATTCTTTTAAATCTGCCATAATATCCTCCTTGCGTTTGTTCAAGCGGTTCCCTCCGCATTAGATTCCGTTTTAATGACTTGTCTTGTCTCTTGCGTTTTTAAATAGCTTCCCTGCTATGTATAAAAAAGAGAGCCTACTTCTAAGCTCTCAAAATACCAATTATTCATCAGCAACAGATACCTTTGACGGCTGATCTGACATATCCGGTTGATTTTTCTTGTATGGATCGCCATTGGAAGTATCTTCCGTTCCGGTCTGATTATCCTTGAACAAAATCCGGTCAATTCTTTCAGCCGAATCAAGCGCAACCTGTTGCGGATCCGTAAACAGTCCAACAACTTCAATGGCTCGAAGCGGATCAATGCCAATTCCGATAAGAGCAGACAACGAATTGCACTTTGTCGCAAGATCATATGTGCGGGATCTAGAGAATTTGATTTCAATATCTGAAAGATTCAATTCTGCAATGTCCGCATCAACCTCATTGCTATCTTTGATGATTTTTAAGATAACCGCAGTTTCTCTTCGCTCGGATGCCGACCAAATCTGTTCTTTTTCTTTGGCATCCGTTTCTGCAGCCATCCAACCGGTAGACATATTCGTTGCACTTCCGGTACTTCCACCAGAAAGTTCCGATCTGCTCGGCGTATTTGTAATGTCAAGAATCTGCTGCTTTACATAATCAACCAAGGTCTGGTTTTCAGACTGGTTAAGAACGCTTTCAAGGTATTTAAGGGTTGCCGTTCTGCCCTGTTCTGACTTCGTAAGAATCATTCCATCATCACGAAGTTTTTTATATTGCTCCGTATCGAGTGCAACATTATCGCCCCAAAGAATGTTTTGAACATGCTGTGCTATATCATTAACTCGGTCAGAATCAATGGTATTCAACGCATCCATAAGAGGAATAACCCTCTCAAAACATCCCATACGGTCATAATCATTGATATACTCAATAATCGGCACCATACCTACTGTGTTTGGTTTTTCCTCAAACCAATCTTCAAAGCCTTTTGTTATTCCCATTTCAATCTTGAAATAGGAAGTCTTGGTATAACATCCAAACGTAACGCTTCCATCCCGGTGTGGGAAATAGGAAACTCCAAGAATCGGTTCCCGGTATGCATCATTACTATAAACAACAAATGTGTTCATTGGATTCAGCACTAACAGATCAAATACCGAAACTCCGGTTTTGATCTTCTTCGGAAGAATCAAACGATAACCAACGCCACAAGTCTTTACATCCTTTGCAAGCATCAGGTCTTTTGCCGCTTTACATTCTTCCACCATCATTTCATTGATGGCAGAAACCCTTAGATCTTCCTTTTTACTTTCATCTGATGTGAACAGTTTTTTGAAAAAAGAAAAAAGAGCATTCCGGCTCTTAATATCCTTTCTTGCCCTCTGGACATATGAAATAGGAGAACCGAACTCATAGCCGAGCTTAAATTCAAGAATTTCAGATGCCATATTATCAACGATCTTCTCATTGATTTCTGGCCGGATCTGTTTTTCACGATCAAGAATAGGCTGTCTGCCTTTCACATACTCAAACAGATAAAGCATTTCTGCCCTGTTTTGTTCGTGAATGAAATAAGCATCGCTTAAAACTTCAAGGATATTCGTCTTATCAATATTCGTTTTGTCACAAAATATCTGCTTTCTTCCGAAAAGCTCCACCTATTTCACCTCCGGGCATAGAAAAAGAGCCTTTGAAACACTGTTCAAGGCTCTCTGTATTCTTTTCACAATATCAATATATCACGAAAGTATGTCCTTTTTTTCCGCATTCTCATTATCCCTTGTTAATATCTAAAAGATAGAAAAAGTGTCTGCGCATCTCATAAAATGCCGATTTTCCGATTGGCATACCCTCACAGGCGATCAGATATGTAACAGGAACCTCATAACATACAGACTTGATGATGTATTGGCTCAAATCCTCTCCTGCCTGTTCTGCAGTTTCTTCAATCAGCCGGCATTTTTCTTCCAATCCGATTCGCTTAATTGCCAGATTGCCGGTAGCATCCGCATTGTTATGTGTGATCGGCATATCTGTAATTTCAATGCTCTTAACGGTATCATTATTGAATTTCAACTGATTTTTCCATTCCGGATATTGCTCACAAAATCCACAAAGTTCTTTGTATCGCTTACCGGAAATTCCATATCTTTCAAGGTTCAAATTTCTTTTATTCAAAATACCACTCTCCATTTATTCAAAGCAAACTACTTTTCTATTATCGATTCTACGAACATTTCCTGCGTACTCCCAATGAAATCCACCAGATGTATTTCTTTTTCCTTTGCAACACCAAAAAATATTTTTTGCCCCTGTTTTTCTCTCTGCTTCCATCAATGACGGGAATATTTCACCAGTTTCTAAACACTTAACAGGAACACTGGTGGATTTACAATTAGTATTTGCCAACCTTGTTCTCTCTGTTGCTGTTCCATAATTTCTATTATAAGAATTAGTACACCATTCAAGATTAGAAACAGCATTATTCGATTTATTTTCATCTTTATGATTTACTTGCGGTAAATTCTCTGGATTCGGTATAAATGCCTGCGCCACAATCCTGTGAACCTTGAAAGTCTGGCTTTTTCCATTCTCATAAAAGGAAATTCGAAGATATCCTTTTGGGTCGGGAGTTGGTTTCATAATAGAGTTCGTTTTTCTTGAATATATCCGACCCTCATTACTGACCATATAATTGCTAAAACCTTCAATCGCTTTCCAAATTTCCATAAAATCCTCCTAGCTATATTCCCAAATCCGAACGACTAAGTATTTCAACCTTTGTTGGCAACAAATCTGCAACATACAAAGCAAAACTCGCTAAACCATCCGGAACATCATCATGGGGATTTTTACCAACAACCGAATAACTCAACAGCCACCCCATCATCACGCCGTATTCATCTTTAGGCTTGTACATTTCTTTGTCCTTGAATAGAACATGCTTCTTTACCCAGTCAGCATTGACAATAATCTTTGTTTCCTTGTTTGAGCTGGTGGTTTTGTCAGTGATATTGCATCTGCCGCCACGCTCGTCAACTATCTTCGCTACCTCATACGCCACTCTCGTACCGCCGTTATTGCTCTCAAATTCGCACTGCTGCATATTATTTTCAAGGATAATATCTGCCGATCTCTCATATTGCAGACCGTAATCACTGCTATCGTTGCAAATACAGTCGATCAGATAGAAGTCGTTTCCGTACTGCTTGAAACATGGCAGGAAATAGAAATCGCTTCCCTTGTCCTTTGTGTCGCAAATACCAAGGATTGCATCCGGTTCGCCAAGCGGCAACGACTGATACCTCCGCAGATCATCTTCGTGATACAGAAGTCCTTCACGTTCAATAGGCTCGTTCTTATACAAACATTTGTACGAAATATCATCCATCGTCAGTGCTTGGTCATTGAAGAATTTCACGGACATACCATTAAATTCATAATCAAAGTTGCTTTCTCCGGTTTCCGGGTCAATATCCGGTACTGCAATAAACCTCGCCCTTGGATTTCCGTCATATAGCCTTTTCAATCGTCCAATAACATCGTGTACGGACCATCTTGTTGCAATATGTATCTCTTTTACCTGTTCATTCAGCTTTCTTTGCTTGGCATCAGTTCCATATATTCGCCACAACTTGTCAAGCTGATTCTTATTCAAGGCTTCTTCAATGCCGCCTATCAGATCATCACAGTACAAATACCTGTTGCATCGAACTTTACCGGCATTTTTGGAGCCTACAGATGTACATTGCAGATTGGCAAACGGCTTGTACTTGTTAAAATTGATCTGTTCTCTCTTGGCATCGGTGCTTACCAAATGAACATCCGGGAAAATCTCATTCCAACAATATTCCTCATCGTTCGTGGTAATATCAATCACTCCGTCATAAAACATACGGGTAATATCTCCGCTGTGTGAGAAAAACAGGCTGTAATCATCCGGATGCCTACCAATGATCCACGATGCAAAGAACTTTTCAAGTGTGGTTTTTTGCGTACCTGGCGGCATTGAAATACTCAAAATATCCAATTTATCATCTTCCAGGTTCTGCATAGCTTGAATCAAACCGTGTTTATTCAACTGCTTGCGTTTTGGAAGATAAAACATATCGCGCCGCTCACGTTTGCGCTCCAGATAGATCAAATATGAATCAAACCAGTACGGAGCTTCCGCTTTCATGGTTTTCCAGTACAATTCGTCCATCTGTAAGACTTCAATACTGTTTTGAATCGCCCACTTGCAGCAATCTTTGATGTACGAAGTGACTTTCAACGCCCATTCCGTGTCGTTTTCCTTTTCAAACGCTATTTTTGCCACGTCCAAGAGGTCAAACAATGATCGTGATTCAATTCCGTTTTGCTTTATGTAATTTTTAATGCTGTCAGCGGTTCCCCGCGTCTGTTCTGAAACCAAAAAGAGCCTACCTCCCTTCTATCTTGGAAATAGGCTCTCTCTACATATGTGCCACATGACACTCTGCAACTGGTGCTCTTTTTATTTATTCACTTGCCTTAAAATTGTATACAGGTTTGATAATTGCCAGCACATCAACTGTATCTTTGATATTCTCAACAATTTCATCCAATGTCTTATATGCCATCGGAGATTCATCTATTGTAGATTGGTTGACGGAGGTTGTATATATTCCGTCCATTGACTTTTCAAACTCTTCCAACGATACCAATTCCTTGGCTTTTGTCCGGCTCATTACTCTACCAGCTCCATGAGGTGCTGATTGGTTCCAATCCTCATTTCCTTTTCCGGTACCAATAATGCAACCATCACGCATATTGATTGGAATAAGTACCTTTTCGCCTAGTTTGGCAGAAATAGCGCCCTTGCGGACAATATTTGAATCATGGTCGATATAATTGTGAATGCACTCAAAGTAATCCGGCATATCTGCATCAACGCCCCATCCCATGTGGTTGCATATAATCTGAGCGATCATAACACGGTTTATGTAGGCGAATTTCTGACAAATTCTCATGTCATGCAGATAATCTTCCCTGTATTTGCCCTCTAAGTAGCACAAATCCTTTGGAATATTCGGATTAACCGCCTTGAAATTCCTGTGCAATTCTGCTATCGCACTTTGAATTTCAGATTTTCTTCCGGCGGCTTTGTATTTTTTGATAAGTCTGTCCTGTTCTTCATACAGTTTATCTTTTCCGCTCATAAGTTCAAATGCAAGGTTCTGATAATAGTCAGCAACCTGTTTTCCAAGATTACGGCTACCAGTATGAATAACAAGATACTTATAACCATCTTCTGCAACATCAACCTCAATGAAGTGATTTCCACCGCCAAGAGTACCGATAGACCTCTCAAGTCTCTTTGTATCTCGTAATTCTCGGTAGCACTTCAACTCCTGTAATTCGTCGAATCTGATGGTTCTTCCCTCATGCACATCTCTTCCGCTTGGAACATAAGAACGAATCACATTATCCAACTTTTCAAAGTCAATATCTGTCTGGCCAAGGCTTACACAAAGCATGCCGCAACCAATATCAACCCCAACAATGTTTGGAATGACTTTTTCTCCAAGGTCAGCCGTAAATCCGATAACGCATCCTTTTCCCGCGTGAACATCTGGCATAATGCGAACCTTGCAATTCTTAAAAGCATCTTGCGCAAGTAATAATTCAATCTGGTCTACAGCTTCCTGTTCAACATTCTTCGTAAAGATTTTCAAATCACTCATTATTTCACCCCAATTCTATTGATTTTCCCGCATTTTGGGCATTTGATTTCAGCCTGTCCGTTGAATTTTCCTAACAGGCGGTTACAACGACTGCAACGATGTTCAGACAGTTTTACATTAAAGCAATTTTTCAGCATATCAGCCGTTTTCTTTGAATCTGCCATAATCACAGGTTCATCTTCTAACTGCGAACATTCTATTTTCTCATTGTTTCCAATACTTATAGGCGTTACCTGTCTAAATGCATCACGCTCTATTGATTCAATTACTTCTGCCATGTTCATTTCCAATACACCTTAAACCCTTTCGCTTCATACTCCCCTACGGCTTTTTTAAGGCTCATATCGTCCTCATACTTTTCATTCAGCATAATCACTACATTGCCTTTTTCGATGCCATATATATTGCAATCCGCAAGTTTCTTAGCAGTTTCAAGAATAGCTTTTGCCTGCTTTCTGCTCATTTCATAGGTTTTGGTTCCCATATTAACAGTCATTCTTCATAAACCTTTCAAAATCCTTACACTCATAGTCAAGTGATGTATCATTCCTCTTTTGACAATTATAAATTGGATATTCTTCCCCTGTCTCTTCGTCAAAATCAAAATCCTCATCACAATATTTGCAAACTGAACAATCTTTAATCATTTTTCACCAGCTTCCTGCCACACATAGGGCAAAATGCAATACTTATCGCTCCTGCACCGTATTCACCGGCACTGTTCGTATAAACAAGTGCATATTTATCTACAATTTTCCGAATTTCTATTGCGTCGCCGGACGGGATTCTCCCATTTTTATCCGGAGTGAGGAAATCCCAATCCGGTATTCCAATTCCTATGTTTTTGCAAAAATCACACATTTTCAACACCTTTCTAAAAAATATGATAAAATAAAATAAAAAACAAAGGAGAAATTCATATGACACCAGCAGAATGGCATTCAACACTATTTCAATTTATCGGTTTGATTTTATCAACAGCAACCTTTATCGGTTCAATAGTAGCTATCTATTTCACATATCAAAACTTAAAAGAAATGCGAAAACAATTAGACGAACAAAAAAATCAGTATTTCGAACAAAATAGAGGTAATGTAATATTTTACCTTTATCATGACACATTGTATTCAAAAGATTACATTGTACTTAAAAATTTTGGAAACTCACCAGCTATTATCGAATCAATAAGCACTACTCCAAAATTAACTTGGAATAACACAGATCATCCAGACCTACAAAGTTTTGACATTGATAACTTAAAAAATACAATGCTTGCACCTGGGCAGCACATAAAGACCATATATGACTTTGATTCAGCAAAAATAAAAAAATTTGATGTTTGCGTAAATTATATTTCTTGCAATAAAAGTTTCGCAGAAACATATTCCATTGATTTAGACTATACTAACCGAACAATGTATTTGGATTCTTCACCGAAAGACCCTGTAGGTGCTATAAACAAAGTCGCGAAATCTATCGATTCTCTTTCTGATAAAATCATCTAACATCAAAGCCTATCTTAATTGATAGGCTTTTGTTGTGCGTTTCTTTTATAACCACTCGCATACTCCGTTAAAGAATACACAAGACCTCTCGTGGTGGTTATAAGACTCGAACCTATGACTCCCCGGTTATGAGCCGGATGCTCTGCCAACTGAACTAAGCCACCAAGTATAACTGGCAAGGTGGGGATCGAACCCACGACATCCTGATTAACAGTCAGGCGTTCTACCACTGAACTACAAGCCATTGGGGAAGACCGAGGAGAGCTTGGGATATACTCTCCTCGTATAAAATATATGGGGGTTCTGCCATTTCTGGCAGAATGATCGGTACGAGATTCGAACTCGTGTTACCACCGTGAAAGGGTGGTGTCTTGGCCACTTGACTAACCGATCATAACCGCCATCAGACGGTTAGCAATAATATTTTTCGTGCCATGCGTTGCACTATCCCGGTTCTTTTTTACAATGTCTCACAGGGAATACCCATTGATTGTTTTTTAAGTGGTCGCTCCACTGATTGGATGAGCGCGGACTTGAACCGCGCACTTGAAACCTTTCGACTATCAGTTTCACGAAGCGTCTTACTCCGGCAAATACCTTTCTTGCCATCATCCAACTAAGTGTTATACATTTGGAGGTGTACAACTCTGGCACCATTGGATAGATGCCCGAATCATAGATAGCCGCTTTCCGCGGCAAACACCACCGGACGGTCTCGCACCGCCCTTAACAGAATCGTCCTAGTGGGGAAAGGAGGAACCCAAATGCTTGAAACATTCAACCAAGGGTTCAAGTACATATGAGAAAAACATATGTGGTTGCATGAATCGTCAGCATGCAACCAGTTAGGCTACCGGGATTCGAACCCGGGAATACAGGAATCAAAATCCTGTGCCTTACCACTTGGCAATAGCCCAATGTTGTTCCGTCCGCAAACATAATTCAAAGCCTAACGCCGATAGATCAATTATTCAGCCAGGAACTATCGCTTGCGGACTTAAGCTATACCGGATGCTCCGATTTCTCGCTCTGGTGTTCGGCGTCACTATCCAGATTGAGTAAATCTCCGGTGCTGTCCGGTTCCTTTGATTTTGTTATATGTATTCTTTCAACCACACTCAAAATTGGTGGCAGAAAATAAATACCAAATATCGGATCAAAAATTGTCATGTTATTATCTCCAAATGGTCATAATATTCATTGCAAAGATCGCGTATGAAAGCAAATACCCCATTGCGTTTGAATTGTCTTTCTGTTTTACCTGTCCTCTCACAAGTCCAAGTATTACGAGGGCATCTGCCGCTGTTGCAATAGCTTTCAAAGCCATATCAATATCTCCCATCCTCAAAGCTGTGTTCCTGTTTGAATCGTTCCATTTCATTCACGCTCATACCAAAAAGTCCGGCAGATTCATCAGAATTCGTATGTTTGAAATATTCTCCCTGTTGTGGAAACATGAACCGGAACATAGCATAATTCGCAACGTCACACAGGTATTCAAGGTTTCCGGTCTCTTCAAACTTGGCAAGATTCATTTTCAAACTTTCAATTGCATCCACATTTCCGGAGGAAAAGTTCATTCTTGCTGGCCCGTATTTGTAATATGACTGTTCAATCAATCCTTTGCGTTTTTCATCAAAGGTTTCGGAATACTCGGTTTTCATCAACTCATTGCTGCAGCTTGCCATTAAACATCACCTTCCGCTCTGTGGTTTGCTCTTTCAATGTCAAACCCTTCCGGATAACGTACCTTAAGCTTGTCTACATTCATCTGCATGATCTCATCAAGGCTCCAGCCGAAGGATTCACAAAGCATTGCAAGATACCAACAAATATCTCCTGCTTCTTTCTTTGCATGGTCAATATCAAGCTGCTTCTCATGGAAAATCCACTTTTTAATCATGTCGTTGAACTCTCCAACTTCGCCGGATAACCCCAAACAAGAATTGAAGATGCCGCCAAGGTCATAATCTTGTAACGCAGATGCGATATTGTTCTTTTTGCAAAATTTAAGCAAATCGAGTTTATCCGAAATTCTTTCTGTCGCCTTGCGATCATTTGTCCGCATGGCTAATTTCTGGTACTCATTTCCGGTCATATGTCCTTCATCCTTTCATTTTTCAATCCCTATCAAGCGATTCAACATCAATGCTGCAGCTTCTTTAAAATCCTCTTCTCCAAGGTCAAGATCATTTCCGTTTCTATACCTTGAATCCCAAAACTTATCATCTATGGCGCTTAACATACTTTCCAAGAAAATGTGATACAGCCCGCCGCGGGTCATTAACTCATTTCGTAAAACTACAGATGCCTGCTGAACCGTCTCTGGTGTAAATTTGAATCTAATGTCACCGCTCATATCAATGTCCGGCAGCCCCATGGTTTCAAAAGTGAAATGTGGGACCTCATCCACCGCAACACGAAAATCAACGCTTTTGACGTTTTTAATCTTATTGCCGTCTATGTAATATTCAGTTCCCATCCAACCTTCATTTGGATTTACGACCTTAACTCTTGGAATCGGATTATCCATACAAATTCTCCTATCTGGCCTTATATCGTTTTTCTAACCCGCATTTCCTGCAACGATACACCTTGATACTATTAAACAGCTTATTGCCATCCATGATGTCTGTATTGAACAAAAGTTCCCAATCATGCTTACAGAAACATGAACGGATATACTCAATCAATGCCCTCATAGTGCTTGACCTCTTTTTGTTTTTGAAAATTTTTGAAAATCGCTATCGAATGTAACCTTTGAATTTTTATCGGATGTAGAAAATTGAATTTAGAAAACGCTGTTGATGTAAAATATACCACTTAACATTTTATTGTTTATCGTTATTGGGGGATCTGATAAAACCCCAGCGTGTTTAAAACATTTAGCAGTACGCTCATTACAGATAACACACTTAAGATTATTTTCATCTTTGTATTGCTTAAGGATTGCTTGAAACTCTTCATCCGTAGATGATCTTAACAATGCATATCCGTTTTGCAGCCCTTCAAGTTTAGCAATCATAGGCCAATACCCCTTTCGGCGAAGGCGATCTTTTTATTTTGAATTAACTTGGGGGGCTAAGTTACCGCCCGGGGTGTGTTTCCACATGACCCCCGGCACCCCTTCTAGACATGCTCACACGCTGCGTTTGAATTGTGTTTTGATCAAAAACAATTAGTGCAATTCTATTTCATATGCTTTAACTATTCGCAAAACCCAGCTTTTCCGAATAGTTGCGAATAGTTGCAACCGCTGAAGCCCTTGTAAATACTGCATTTGTGAATTGTAGAATAATCTCACACAATTCTATGCTAGAAACCTGGTTGCGGTGCGTCTAATTGTTTGCCACTTTCGCACAATTCCGCAGGCTTATATTTGGCTTGGATCTGCTCGATACTCTGCGTTTGTTCGCCGCCTTGGCGGTTTGTTCCTGGCATGTTCCAGTTATGCCGCCTATTGAGCGCTGGCAGCACTTTCATCGGGTTGAGTCCGCCGCTTATAAGCTTGTCGCTCAAAGATTCCTCGTTGTTTTTGATCAACTTTTTGTATACATCGGGGCACGCCGAACCGGATCTATACTCGCCACTGCCCCAAGTATATACCGTATCTGTGTTAATTCCAGTCAAGAAACAAAACCCGTTAATACTTACCTCTTTGTCGTACTCGTAACACAACTCTATGTATGTATCACATATATCATTTACCAGTTTATCGTTGTAATTATCTTTACTGTTTTGGTCTCTTAATTGCTCTCTATTGCCTTTAAATACAGCCTTGTAAATATATATCAATGCCGCATTCCATTTACTTTGAGGTTCTTTAGACATATCCTCTATTTTCTTTTCTGCAATATACTGATCCAGATATTCAGTTATAGAGTTCTCATATACTTCTATCCCTGTATCTGTCTTTACTGTATTTGCCATATGTCTATTACACCTCCATTCACTAGTACAATAATACTTTTTCTCTGTCTGTATTTAACATTACACTGTTTCTGGATATTTTGCAATAGGTGTTTATTTTTTAACAATCTTTTGATATATATACTTACACCGCGCGCATGCGTCTATACACTTACAATACATCTATAGGCTTTATATATACTGTATTTTAAACCCTTAATAATATATATAAATATAACAACAGAGAATATACTCTATCTCTTACTCTATATCTACGTTGCAATTTTGTTGCATTTTGTTGCATCGGTGTTGCATTGCAACAAAACTAATACTATTCTATCATTTTACCTTGTTTGTAATTATCTATTTGCTCCGGGGATTTTGTCCGATCTGGGGAAGTGACAAAAAGAAAAGGCAGCCGGAAAAGCTGCCCTTGTTTGAAAATATTCACTTGCGTTTTGTCCGATCTGATGATAGACTATAGATATGTCGCACGGCATGGATGCTTGCCGATGTGGTGCCGCCAGCGATCCCGGCGACCACGGATTGAAACAATAGCCTTTTTAGTAAAAGCAAAGCATTTAATTTATGTTTTTGCGTCGCGTGCAGTGGATGCTCTGCGCGTGGTATCTGGAGCAATTCCTTGGATCGCGGATTGAAATAATAGCATTTCGAGTGATAGAAAAAGAGCGGGTTTAGATGTTTAATCTTTCCCGCTCTCTTTCTTATCCCCAAAATACAAGGATGTGTAAAATTGCTATTATTAGCGGATATCTGTAACTTTTACAAGCGTATTGATCAGTTTTTCATCGTCTTTCTGCAAAATTTCAAAATCTGCGATCACCGGCGCATCATTTTCGTCATTCGCGATCCACACACAACCGGAGTCAAGAAGTTCTTCCTCATCTCCGTCATCGCTCTGCCATAGATCGGCAAATCTGATTTCCTCTCCAACTTCTAAAGTTTTTCCATTAAACATTTTATATTCTTTCATGATGTTTTCCCCTCTTTCTATGTGCGCTACATTCTTCCTTCCTGATAGTAATTTATCCCATTTATTTCAACTTCCTCAAATCCGGAAAAATCGCATAGTTGATAACTTGTATATGTGTCACATTCTTTCACCTTATAACCTTTACTTTCTGCGTATTCATCCGCCATGCTCTTAACTTCAAAAACTGCTACAACGTTGCCGATTCCATTTAATACTTCGTATGTCATTATATAATCCCTCCTATGTGCTTTGCTTATGCGTTCTTTCCTGCTCCGTAGCACTCATAAAAGCTATCTACGAGATTTCCAAGCTGTTCCGGTGTAAATTCTTCTTTCAGTTCGTCCGGAATCCACTTGTAAGATTCACGGAATGTATCGCTGTTCTGTCCGATCTTGGATGATCTCTTGACCATTTCGAGCTTGTACATCTCGCCAAGCTCTTCCAGTGTAATGTCTCCGCTCTTTACTGATTCTCTGCCCTCTCTGGTTAAGATGCTCATTGCATCCTGTTTCTTTACTACCCCTATTCCTTTGATCTTCATATGCCGTTCCCCTTTCGGTGCTGTGCTGTTTTCTTGATCTGACTATACTATAGCATACATGTATCACTTTTGCAAGTGATATTTTATTTTTTTTGCAATTTCTTTTTTAGTTCCAAATCTTCCGGACTCTCTACGTATATAAAGATGTCTTTCGGCTGCATATCCAAAAGTAAGCAAAGATTATTTATGCTTTTTGCATTTATATTTGTGTCCTCGCGTTTTATTTTTTTGAGCGTTTCTTGACTTAACAATCCGCTTGTTTTAGCCATGTAGGAGTTAAAGCCGATACGCTCCAGCGCGTCCCCTACATCAAATCTGTATTTTAGCATTGCGCATCTTCCTTTCTATATAGATTTTCTTAAATCAATCATACTTTTCCTATCCGGAAAAGTCAAGAAAAATATTTCTAAAAAAAGTGATATTTGCTATTGACTGTCACTAAAATTAGTGATATTATACAACTATCAAATGAAGCACGAAAGCGAGGAGAACAACATGGAAATAGTAAAAATTGAAAATAACAAAATTTATAGCACTTCTACACTTTGCGACAGAAACGACACTTTTGAAATTGTGGATAAAATCCCGGTTGGCTTTTTCGTCTGGAATATTGGCGAAAACATGGGAACGCATGAATATATTCCGGTTTGCGAAGATTTACACCCAGAAGACAAAGACAATTACGAGATCAACACGGCAACACTTAAAGCCGTAAAAGTTACACCGGATGAATGGGAAAAACTCAACAAAGCGGCATCTTGGGGAGTTGGAAACCTTAATCAAGCAGAAAAAGCACTGAAGAGTAAACGCCACGGCTACACGCCCGACAGAAAAAGAGCTGCCGCAGAACTCACAATTGAAATCTTCCGCAAAATTTGTCAATAGTCGAAACCGCCGCCCGGCGGTCTGCAGGAACTGCCCCACCTGCACCGATGAGACAGGGCGCACAATGAAAGGATGGTTGATTTTATGGCTACAGTTAAATTACAAGGAATTTATGAAAGAAGAAACGCTATCCCGGCGGCAGAACTCAAGCCGGGAATGATTACAATTTGGAATTTTGGTTATACAGAGACAATAAAGAGCGTTGAGCCTACCAAGAGCGGAAAAAGCGTCAGATGTGTTATTGTTTGCGACAAAAGCGGGAAAGAATACACGCGAACAATGCGAAACGATAGACTTGTAGCGATCGCATAGGCAAGCGGCGGCGTTTACCGGGGTTCGATTCCCCGGCTTGTCTTTACCCGGAGCAACCGGAAAAATTTAGAATATGGAGGACTTGAAACCATGAAAAAGAAAATCTTAGCTATCACATTAGCAGCAGTTACCCTTGTAAACCTTGCACCAACTACAGCAACCGCAAAGACGGCGCACACCTACAAAGTACGCGGAACCGTCCGGAATTTTAGTTACTCTTATACCTACGAGGACGGTGAAAAGCTGACCGGGAAAGGCTTTGACATTTACACGGCAGACGGTAACATCTGGGAAATGTCCGACACGGACACCGACTTGCATTTTAAAGACGGACAGAAAGTTATTGTTAAGATCAGCGACAACGGCACGCCAAAGGATAAAACCGATGATCGTATTATATCGGTTAAAAAAGCAAAATAAAGCACTTAGGGCGGTACTCTTCCGCCCCTTTCCGCGTGCCTGGTGGCGTTGTGAGCCGGTTCAATTCCGGCGGCGTGGCTTCTGTGGGTGCTGACACCCACACGCACATTGACAAATAAACACAATATAAGGAGGTATAAGCCTATGCGAAAGAAATGGGAATACATCGGCAAGCGTGAAATTCTGCGCCGGGTGTCTGCTCTTGGCTATCCGGTGGCATCCGGCAAGCTGTGCAGCTATTCAAAGTTTGAGGGTGTGGAGTGGCTGGAGTCGCCAGAATTAAAGGTTACCGCCCAGCGCGGCGGGGATTGGTTACAGATCGCGCGTAAAAGAGATGCAGAGGACGCAGAACATCAAACGCATACACATGTACGCTATAACGGCAAGACCTACGCAGAAACCTATTGACGGCGGCGGGAATTGTGTGTTATGTTAGGGGTGTAAATTTTCGACACCGGGAACGGTTCCCGATATCCCGATCCCGGTGTCCTTCTCCAATATCTAAGGATATCATTTTTTGAAATATCAAATCAAATATAGGCACAGTCTAACTTTTTCAAGAACGTTGTAAGAAATCCAAGAAAAAAATTTTTCAAAAATCTGAACGAAATTTTCACAACCTTAAAATTGAAATTTCACACTCATTTTCGAGGGGTAGGGGGGTATGAAAAAAAGATAAAATATCCAGCGCGCCGCCGAAAAACTTTTACCTCTCTCATGTCGCTAAATACGCCTATATCCAATTTTAAATGATTAAGTGAATATTTTATTGTCGAACGGCTTTAAACACGAATATGGGCGAAATACGCAATTTGAATTTAGGCAATAAAAAAGAACGCCCTATGCGTTCACATTCTACCGGTTGAGGAAAACTTAAAGCACTTGTGCAGTTCTCCTTTCTTCCGTATTTTGTTCGAGTAATCACGAGTAATCAAAACATTTGTTCGCAACAGATTGCTCAATCCATTGATTTTACTGCATTTTCTCTTAAAAAATTAAATGCACCCGGCGGGAATCGAACCCGCATCTCAGGAGTCGGAGTCCTGCGTTCTATCCATTATACTACGGCTGCATAGCACTCTTATTTCACAAGCGCCTTTTTACTATATCACACTTCAA